AAGAAAAGAAAAATTGAAGCAAGTCTCAATCAGTTAGCTAAAGCAATTAGTGAATACGTACCATATATGTATCGTGAACGCAAATTAATAAGAATGATGACACCGCAGAATCGTGAAATAATAATCAACGAACCACAAGAAGAAAACGGAGAAATCAAATTACTCAATGACGTTACCACTTATAAGTTCGATGTAAGAATGATAAGCGGTTCAATGCTGCCAAGCAACCGTGAACAAGAACGAGCCGAGTTAATGAGAGCTTATGAATTAGGTATGATTAAAGACCCGAAATGGTGGTTAGAGAAGATGAACTTTGAAGATACCGAAGAAGTGATACAGACTGAGGGATTAGTAAATCAACTTCAAGGTATGGTACAGCAAATGGAACAAAGGATTAAAGACCTCGAAGGTTCTCTACAAAGAAAGGTTAATGAAAATATTCAACTACAAGAAAAAGTAGCAGTGGAAAAAACGAAATCTAACTTAGATAGACTGAAAAATAAAACCGAAGCCAATGTGTTATTAACACAAGCTCGATTAAATGATGAAGTAAAAAAGGAGAAACAAAATGGACGAGAGAACTCAAATGAGTGAACCTCAAGTCGAAACGCCCGTTGAGGACATCGAAGAACCACAAGGTCAACTTCAAGACCCAATCGAAGAAACAGATGAATTTAAGGATTGGGATAAAGAAAAAAGCGTAAAGGCTTACCGAGAATTACAACGCAAAATAACCGAAAGGGAAAAAATTGCGAAGGAAGCTGAACGCAAAGCAATAATCTTAGAGGAAAAGCTTAGACTCCAAGAGGAGCAACGAAGCAACCCCCAAGTGAACGTTCCTAAAAAGCCAGCACCGTTACCACCGAAGCCACAGAATTTTTCTATGGCAGATATATTCGATGAAGCAACGGCATCGGCTCAGTGGTGGAATATGAAGCTACAACGAGACGAAGAAATGGCTCAGTACATTGATTATCAAGAGGAACAACGATTACAAAAGGAACAGAAACAAGCTGAAGCCATTAAGGCTCAACAGCAGTTTCAAACTCTGAAAAACGAAAGAGTGTCACAACTTCAAGGCGTTGGAATGACGTTAGCAGAAGCAATGGAGGCATTCGATTTCATTAACTCTGAGGAGAGTGTAAAACCCGAAAATATCAAAGAATATTTCAAGGTTATAAAGGGTAAGAAGCCTACACCACCGAGCAAGCCACAAGGCACACCAACTCCAGCGGGAGTACCAGGTGCAGAGACTCCGGTTAATAGGCAAGAATTTACCAAGTCCTCAGATACCAGTTGGATGTATAAAACAAAATAGAAAATAACGCCAGCTAACAGCCAGCCCTATAAGCAGGAGATTCAAAATGTCAGTAACATCAAAAATCCTATTTGAAGGTGGTGTTAGTAATGTCTTGTTTACCGACAGACGTTCCTTTTATCCTCAGATGGAGGTCTTTGAATATTGGAAAAATCTCACTCAATTTTTGACTTGGGTGTACGAAATAGGCATCAAGGAAACAGATGACCCATTATATAAAATATTTGAAGATACGCCGACCTTTCAAAATCAATACTTCTATAATAATGGAAGTACAGTAACAATCGCATCAAACGGAACTGAATCAGATGCAGTAACAATCGACAATATCACAAACCTCACAAGAGGTGCAACTGCTGACGACTCATTAATCGGTTTAGCATTTGAAGTATGGAACTCAACAGGTACTACTAAGAGAGGTCAAGTATTTATCAGTGACGTAGCTTCGACTACTACTGTTAAATTCAAAACCTTAAAAGCAACAGCCGTAGCAACTGCGGATAATGATATATTCCGTTGCATCGGTACAGTAAGAGGTGAAAGATCAGTAGCCGGTGAATCATACTTTAACGAACTTAAAGTAGTTTGGAACTCTACTCATTATTTCTCATTACCTATTGAAGTAACAGGTAAACTCTATAAAGAGACTAAACTTCGTGGTGCAAGCAACGAATTAGCTCGATTAAGAGAAAAGAAAATGAAAGAGTTCAAGATGCAAGTACAAAATGCACTCTTGAAATCAAGTTCTACTTTAGGTACTAACTTCGATGGAGCCGGTACATTCTCGGAAGCAAGTCTTAGAACTATCACAGATCAAGATTCAAATTCATCTGCCGTAAGAACTACATACGGTTACATTCCAATACTTGATGATTACGGTATTGAATGGACTGGCGTAGGTGCGATGAATGCGAATACTAATATTTTCACAATTCCAGCAAGCTCTTTGGATTATGACATCTTTACTGATATGTCAAAGATAATCCACGATAAGAGAGAACAAGATGTAATCCCAGGTTTCTGCGGTTACGGATTTATGGCTGAAATTGCAAAGAAAGTTGTTGACGGTAAGAAATTCGGATTCTTGGGTAAGGTTCAACTAGGTGATAATCAAGTTAATGCACTTGGATTTAACGTGCGTAACTTATTTACTCCATTCGGAACAATCCAATTAATCCCGACAAAAGCACTTGCTAACGAATACGAAAACTATTGCTTACTACCAAATCAAGATGCTATTGGTTTAATGCAGTATGAAGCAATGGAATATAAAACAAACATTAAAACTGACAACGATTACAACGGCGTAAAAGACGTTATGAATTATGATGTCGGTTTAAGAATGAATCTTTTACCAACTCATCACTTAATTAGATTATAAGGAGGTAAAAGTGGCATTAACACAAGGTGCATGGACAAGAGTTGAATCTGCTGACGACAGCAAGTATTTTATTTCCACTTGCAACGTGGCATTTACGACTGCGGAGAATGATGCTTATACATTAAAGACTCCGAAATTTCTTAACCCAGATAAACCCTGGACACTATTAGTTTCGGCAGCCGCAACACCCGATGGTTCAGCATTGCCATTGGATATTTGGGGTGGTTATAGTGATTCATTCGCTTTGTCTGGCGATGGTGCAAACGTAGTAGCTACTGATGGTGTTAAAATTAAACAAGTCTTTGATGACGTTGTTTTAGCAGTTAGCCCATTGGTTTACTCGTTCACATTTGACCCCGAACTTCCCGTAGCAGACGTAGTAACTGTAGCGGCTATTGGTACAGGTCCTAAAGTCAGAATACCGAGATTCCCTTATTATGCTTTCAATCTCAATGGTGGTTCTACGTTAAATGCAACTAACTGTGATTTCACAATCATTCAAAAACAATCAGAGTAGGGCGGGCAACCGCCCCTCTGGGGTAAAGAGATGAAAAGAATATTATTTGTTTTGATGTTGTGCGGAAGTCTATTCGCACAGATACACGTAGTAGGTGATACTACTGATCTTAAACTTTACGATGGTTCTGGTATAGTCTTGCTTGAAAAGTTTGGTGCGGGTAATACTATCGGCGGTGGTTTGTTTCATAGAATTGATTCAACTTACGCTGAGGGAGTACACGCATTTGATTATCCTTCGGCAGGCTTACAGTGGGCTAGAATTAATTTAATAGACCAATACCTTACTCTAGGTGCGAGTGATAATGACGTAGGTGTTTGGAATACTAATAAGTACAATCCTATAAGTATGGACAGTTTGCTTTATTTATTATTTAGTGAGAGCGCTAGATTAAGTCTAGGATTTGGAGTTGATTCTACTAAGGGTGTGGTATTAGCTGCTTCCGATAGTACGTTATGGAGGATTAAAGTAAGTCCGAGTGGTGCAATATCGGCAGATAGTACCGGATTAAATTAGGGAGTGAGATGAGTACATTCTTATCACGCATTCAAGATTACGTAGGGACGTATGCCGACACTACAGCTTTAGATGATTGGTTGACTGCGTGTGCTAAAAAGATAGTAGATATTATCCCAGCACACAAAGTTGACATTTATTCTACTGAGGGTACGGATTTGGGTACTGGTTTAGATATTGAGGCTATGAGATTTATACGAGCACACAAGTCAGGTTATGGTGCTAGAGTAGTAAGTCCTTCAATGAAAGCAAGGTATTTAGATTCCGATTCGATACACTATGCAACAAGTACCGACCCGATAGTTTATATAGAGAACGGGAAAGCGTACGTTAAACCCAATGGTGGTACGGTAGTCAAAATTGCATATCCTACGGTACTAAATACTGATACTACGGTGGCTGATTTTCCAGATACAATGGAACACGCTCTCGTGCTTTACGCCGTTATACAAGCCCTTAATACAAAGATTCGTGATGAAATAGCCAATGTAAGTGCATTAACATTTACAGACCCGACAGTACCAACTGCTCCAAGTGCTCCAAGTTTTACATATACAGATGCGAGTGGTACAACTGTAACGGCTACTGAAATTGATATTACTACTGACTTAGATGGAGTGACATCATTAACACAGCCGACATACACTAAGCCTACTGTGACGCTAACGACAGCACCGACTAGTTTAACGATTAGTGCAACAGCTCCAACAGCACCGGCAGCTCCTACTATAAGTTATGTAGATGCGAGTGGTACGACTGTGAGCGCAACTACCATAGACATTAGTTTATTAACTCCTCCGTCTTATACGAAACCAACAATCAGTTTATCAAGTGCTCCTACTGATTTCGATTTTACTATTGCAGTAGCAATACCAACAGCACCAAGTGCACCAAGTTTTACTTATACAGATGCTACACTAGGCACTTACACAAGAGCAGAGGTGGGTTCGTTGGGTACAGCACCGACATATACTAAGCCGACTACGAGCGCTACATTTACCGACTTAGAAACATACATTGGGACTGATGAAGATTTAGAAAAAGCAAGTTTGGAAGTACAGAATCAGAATGCTCGGTTGCAGAATTATCAAATGGATTTATATAATGAGTTAAATGAATTTAATAAAGAACTCGAAGAATACAAATCAACAGTACAAAAAGCAATAGAACAAGCTAGACTAGATCAACAGAGAATTTTACAGCAAGGTAGTGAGACCTTACAACTAAACTTGCAGAATGAAGCTCAGACTACTGCAACACAAATCAAAGAGTATGAATCTAAGTTAGGGAAATACCAATCAGAGATTAATGCTTATCAGGCATTAGTGAATAAAGAAGTCACAAAATATTCAACTAATCTACAAAAGTGGATTCAACAGAGAAACACAGAACTCAATCAATACCAATTAGATATTCAAAATGAACTAAACGAATTTAATGAAGATTTAAGAAACTATGAAATCTTAGTTGAGAATAAAAACAATAACGCTCAACTATTACAGCAAAAACTAATTGACGATGCACAGAGAGCCGACAATATAGCATTACAAAATGAGATTCAGACCTTACAAGCGGCAGTTGCCGACTATCAAGGTGAGATAAGTAGATACAGTACACAGATACAATCTTACGGACAAGAAGTAAATGCGGAAGTATCTCAATTCGCATCAAATTTAGAGAAGTGGGGTAAACAGACCTCTAATGAATTACAACAGTACCAACTTGACATTCAGAATGAGTTAAACGAGTACAATAAAGACTTACAAAATTATTTAACTAAGGTACAGAATAAAACTCAGAACGCCCAACTATTACAGCAGAAGCTTTTAGATGATGCACAACGTACAGACCAGATTGCAATGCAGAATAGGGTTAAACAGTTAGAAGAACAAATTTCAGAATACATACAAAAATTAGGTCTGTATCAATCGGAGATAGCTTCGTATAGTGCTCAGGTAAATAAAGAATCACAAGAATACAGTATTAAAGTACAAGCTTACGCTAATAATGTGAACTTAATCAAGGCACAGATAGAAGAAGTGAGAGAAGAATACAATAGTCTATTACAAGCATTTGTGAGTTCCTAATGACAGTGAATAATATAATCGAAGAAGTCAAACAGATATTTCCAGAGATAAGCGAATCTCAAATTATAAAGACAATCGACTATGCACAAAAGAAATATGCTGGTGAAGTTGGGATATTAAGAAAGTCCGGTGAACTAACAGATATATCAAGCAATATTACGTGGGTTTTACCTAGTGATTGCAAGCAGGTAATTGATATTACTTTTTATGACTCGAATGATATGCCATTATATATGGATGATCTTGGTTTACTGTACCAAATAGTGTTCAGCAAGATTACATTTTTGAAAAGTGACGGTACAAAGCTGTCTAATATCCCCGATAGTGTTTCATCTGTTTATATTGATTATGAATACTATCCAGAAACCATAAGTGGCGTAGATGATACATTGGAGATAGACGAAGAATTACACGGTGCTATTTTATCGGAAGTGTTAAGAAGCTTATTCTCTAAGATACCAGTTGACGTACTGACTAGGGATGGTGTAATTAAATCTAGAGATTGGAGTGCCGTTCAATATCACGGTGCTGAGTATAGTAAATATGTAACGAAAGGCAAAGCAAGGGCAGAAGTAGGTAAGGACGGAATAGATGCGGATATTACTTATGATAAATTGGGGAATCCTATTATAGCAAGACGACAAAATTTAGGTATTGGTTCAACAGTAAACTTCAATACACTTAATACGGTATTCACTAAATACATAAGATTCACAGCTACGTCTCCAAGTACAGTAACAATTAGTGAGCAATTCGGATGGGGTGAAACCTTAGCCACACCATCAATTACAAATGGCGTGATTTCAGTAACGGGTACTGCGGTGTTCTCAAACGGAACATTTGTTAATCCTAATCAAAATATTAATTACTCATATATATCGAGTAGCCAAATAGACCTTTACCCACCGAGTAGTTGGGGAACATTAGTAGTAGAAATTTACGAGAGATAAAAAATGAAATACATAATCGGATTATTCATACTTGTTATTACAATGTACGCACAGCCAAGTAGTGCAATGGTGACACAGGCTCAAGTCGATACTACCAATGCGAGACTAGAGTCGATAAAGGGTTATACGGATAATATAGAAACTTTATTAACAACTCTTGAATCGGGCAAGGCGACACAAGCTACACTAGATTCGGTACGGATAGAATTGGTTAATATCAAGGGCTATGTTGATGGATTAGAAACACAGTTCACTACTCTTAATGCAAAAGACTTTGCTACACAGACAACACTTTCAGCTTTACTCACTGCAATTAACAATGAAGATTTTGCATCTGAGACAAAGTTAGAAGCGGTAAGAGTATTACTGAATAGTCTAGACGGTAAGGATTATTCTACTGCTACTAACCAAAGTTCTATGATTGACTCGTTAGCTAATGTTATAACTGAATTACAAAGTTTAGTAGCAAAAGATTTTTCAACGGCTACAAATCAATCGACCATTATAAGTTCATTAAGTACGATACAAGGATATATAGATCAACTGGAAGGATATCTTGATGGAGTTGAGGGTTCACTGACTACGTTAAACGGGAAAGATTTTGCGACTACGGCTAAGCAAGATGTTATAGAAACTACATTGAACGCAATAGAGACATTAATCACTACTCTTAATGGTTATGTCGATGGAGTTGAAGCGACATTAACGTCTATAGACGGGAAAGATTTTTCCACAAGTGTTAAACAAGATTCGATAGAAGTTACTTTGAATAATTTAGAAACTTTAATTACTACGTTGAATACACACGTAGATCAACTAGAGGGTTATTTAGACGGAGTAGAAGCATCTTTAACTGCGATAGATTCAAACACAGACAAACCTACGACAGGTGGACAAGGTACTCAAAGTGTTACGACTTCGGCGGCGGCACTTCCAAGTCAAGCTTCTAAAGTAGTTTGGTTAGAAAATCAAAATACATCGGGGAATATTTATTACGGGTTTTCAAGTGGAGTAACTACAAGCAACGGAAGATTATTAAGTCCTATGACTGCGGTTAAAATAGAGACGGATAATTTATCGGACATATATGTAATAGCTTCAAGTACATTAACAATTAGATACAGTTATCAGAATTAATGCCAAGACAAACACTTGACATACGAAACTTTCACACGGGATTAGTAAGTAATCCAGATGCACAAGATATTCCTTTAGATGCTTGTGTTGATATGGAAGCCGTTTCATTAGACGGACAAGGTAAATTAATAGGGCTACCTACTGCGGGAAGTGATGTAGGACATGGTGACGGATTAATTTTTCCTTATGCGTGGATAAAAAAGTTAGACGGTAAATATACATTGGTATTTACTGACGGAACAGATACAAAAGCAGTAACAGATTTTTATGGTACACCAGCTACAAGTACACCAATATCTACTTCAAGTGCTAATACTATGGTAACGAGGGGATTGGGAGTGCATATAGGTAGAGGTACTGCTAATAATCCGAGATGGGTAGGTTATGTAGAACACGGACAATTTAGTGGTAGTGCTCCAAGTGGTTTGCAAGTACCAGTAGCAGAATGTTCAGCTTATAACGGAACGAGTGCGGGGCAGTTCGCAATAAGCGAGGGTTCGCCTGCCGGTAGTGGAGCGGGTTTTATTATCGGGTACAGGTATAGTTGGGCTTATTCGCTTATTTACGATGGTATCCAAGAGAGTCCATTAATCGAGGGTTCTTTTAGTTATGACCCTGGTGCTGCAAACGCAGGTAAATATAAACCAATTACAGTAACAGCTTACGGAGTAGCTTCGACTAATCCGAGAATAACGGGCATAAATTTATATCGTGCCGAATCACAAAATGCCAATACCACAGATTATGGTTTTTACAAATTAGTAACTACGATAGATATAAATGATGCAAGTTGGACGGGTACTACTAATAAGACATTCACTTATGATGATTATGGTAAGTCGACAGGTGCTTCTTACGAGGACAATAGTGGTATTCCAGAAACAGCTACTACTACTATAGTGAATTATGAATTAAGTGCAGAAGTAAATGATTATTTATTTGTAGGTAAGTGTGCCGTTACGGGATTACCAGATGCGGGACACATGCTATTTAGAAGTAAGGAATTTAGATACGATACATTTGATTGGGCTAATGAACACATAAAATTACCTAGAGTACCTACTGCAATGCGTGGTTATAATGGACAGCTTGTAGTATGGGATACCTCTACGATGTTTACAGTTAATCCAGATAGATTCTATGTTATGAGTTCTTTGGATGGTGCTGGATGTAGTAATCATAAGTCAGCTAAAGTAACTCCATATGGATTATTCTTTGCTAATAAGCAAGGTGCTTATGTGTATGACGGTAGCACGGTCAACAAAATAAGCGACCCGATTAGAAATTTATGGCAAGCAGAAACAGCAACGGTAGAAGTTAATTATGACGAAAAAGAAAACTTAGTCTTATTCCATTTTGGAGCAGAGTGTTATTACTATCACGTTAAGAACGGTGTTTGGGGATATACTTCATCTCTATTAGCAAGTCTTACTGGAAGTTTTCAGGGTAAAGATGGGGAGTCTTATAGTGTAAGTGCGACATCAGTAGTAAGTAATTTCACGGGCAATTCTACAAGAGCGTGGGATTGGACATCAAAAGAATTAGACTTTGAAACTTGGCAAGACAAAAAGTTTTATTACTTGACGGTGGACGGAGTGGCAACAGTTACTTATGGCATTGACGGAGCATCTCCATCTACGTCTTTGGTTAATACCAACGAGATTGGTGGGGGTGGTAGTTGGAGGCAAGGAAAAACTTTAACTGTGAAATTCGTGGCAACTAGCGGGAACTCAGTCAACCGATTAGAGGTTATCGCCAGAGAACTTAGCCCTCGAACAAATACTAGAGTTGTTATACCATAATGAAACCATTAAGAAACAAATTACAACCTACGAGAGACTTAGAGCAATCAATAGCTTTTTTGTACGAAGAATTAAATCGTACTAATGAGGCTGTTAATCGTTCTATGGGTTTCGGTCAAACCGATAGACAAGGTGAGGTTGGTGATTTACGTACTATTAAGAATGATGCAGAAGATACGCTTAATTTAACTGGCAAGGGTGACTATGGGTGGTATATCACTCCTAATGATTTGATGCAACCTTTAGGCAAAGGAGGTCAATGGTTAAAGAGACTACGATTTGATAATAGAGCTTATTTAGGTTCTGTCAATAATTCCAATCTTAATGATTGGCAATTAGGGAAAGGTTGGAGAATAGAAGAAACTTCGGGAGATGTGAATAATCCCATTTACCACATGTATATTAATGACCTTACTATCAACGGTACATTAAGGGCATGGGAATTACTCTTACAGCAGGTACGAGCTAGCAAGGGTGACATTATAATTAGTCCAGGCAACGGTAAAGTAAAGTCTATTTCCGATGCGTCAGTAGGTGATGAATATGTGGAAATTGAAGACCCTGAAACAGAAGATATAGTAAGTTTTGTAGTAGGTGACATAGTCTTATGCCAAAGGGTAGAATGGAATGGTAGTACTAAAACTGTTACGAAGCTATATGTAAGACGAATAGCTCAGGTAAGCGGTAACTATGTAAGATTAGAAGGAGGAGTGACAGGTGCTCCTGCTGATACAAATAGTGTTGAAGTGGGTGACGAGTTAGTAGTTATTGGTAATACTTCTAATACGTCAAGAGACGGTTCTATCTACATAAGCACTACTCAAGACAATTCACCTTTTATTAGAGTATTAGATGGAGTAACTAACTATTCAGAGTTCATAAGTGAGAGTAGCATAGTAGCCCAATTAGGCAACTTAGGTGGACTTACTTACTTTGATGGTGCAACAATAGCAGATAACACTTACGGATTAAAAGTAGTAGATAATATATTAATAGGTAAGAGTAGTAGCGGTACTGGTATTGAGTTAACTACCGATGATGGTAAGTCAATTACAAACGGCTTTGCGGTATATAATGCCGCTAGTCCAAAGATGTTAATAGGTAATGAAAGCGGTAACTACATTACTTGGGATACTGCAACTGGTGCTTTGAATATCAAGGGTGATGTAACAATAACTAATCCAGATGATTTTGGCGGTGTAGTTATTTATGCTTCCTTTCCTCCAAGTACAAGACCAGACGGTACTGATTTGCAAGCAGGTGATATTTGGATATACTCAACTGATAATAACAGGATATTCACTTACGACGGTACAACACCTTACCATGTAGATGGTTGGGTAGCAGGTACAGCTAATTATGACGGCATTGCTATTGACACACAAAGAAAAGCAACAGTACCGACAACTCGTTCAGACGGTGGTGCTTTAGTATCAGGTGATATTTGGTTTTGCACAACGGATATTGACGACCCTGTAGGTGCTCCAATAGAATATTATGCTAATACCATTTACAGATATACAGGCTTAGCTTGGGAAGCTTTTTCACCAGTAGGCACAGAAATAACTGGTGACGGTATCTATACAGGTACTTTAACAGCAGATCAAGTTAATGCGGTTGATATAAATGCAGGTAGTATTACGACAGGAGAATTAACTTCTATTGTAGTGCGAAGTGGAATGACAAGCTTTGCAGATACCAGCAATGTAGGTTATTGGTTGGGTGTTGATGGTGATACTTACCCGAAGTTCAAGCTATACTATAATGCTAGTACATATTTAAGTTATGATTCTTCATCGGCTTCTTTAGTGTTGCGAGGAGCAGATTTAGATGCGGATAACATTACAACAGGAACTATTAGTGCTGATTACTTAGAAATAGGCAATAGACCTTTCTTAAATCCTTTTGGAAGTACAAAAACAATAGATACGACTAATGATTGGACTAGTGGCGGTACAGGTTACTTGGCTAATTACGGTGCTGATTATGTTCAAATAAAAGTTTCGGCAGGTAACGGTGGTATTATAACTAAATCTTATTGGTTAAGAGATGAAAGACCATACATCGATGCAGAGATAGAAATCGTAACAGCTACTACTAATATAGTTGTGGGATTTAGAGAAACAAATAACTATGCTATTAGCCACGCACAAAACTATGGTGGAATATCTCTTAATAACGGTCATATTTATGCCTTAGAAAATACAGCTACTTCCGCTTCGTTAGGAACTTTTGTAGCAGGCGACACAATTAAAGTTAGAGTAATAGCTACTACAAGCGGGTTTGAATATATTATTTCAAAGAACGGTACTAGAGCAATAGTAGGTGAATACGGTAACGAAACCTCTACAACAAGTAGCAGAAAATTATACGGTTCGATACTTACGGCAGATACAAGTTACAAAGCAAAGATTTATTATTTCCATATAAACGGAAGTGAGCAGGGAGTAGTAATAGACGGTGGTAGTATTTATGCTAGTAGCATTACTGCTGATAAAATGAGTGTGACTGAGTTGTCGGCAATAACAGCCGTTTTGGGAACAGCAAAAAGTAGTGGTACTATTGCCTTTGGTTCTCTTTTGGAAGCTGGCTATTATATGGGTGAAGATGGTGGAACTAGCTATGATTTTTGGTGGGGAAATGGAGATAGCTATGGTATAGGGTTTGATGGTTCTGCTGGTGAAATACTACTCTATGGTTTAACTAAAGGATTAACTATTGATAACACAAGTTCCCTAAAGTTCGAGGGTTCTACTACGGGATTTTTACAGATAGTCGAAAGAGACGATGATACATTAGATACTGATGCAATCTTTGATGCAGTAGCTTATGAAGTAGGCGGTACAGAAGTAATAAGCAGTACAAGAGCATTATCAAATATCACAACGATAACAACGAGCAGTAATATTCAAACTGGCGGTACGTTTAAGTCGAGTGATGGTTCAAGTGGGTTGAATACAAGCTTTACAATAGCAAATGGCGATGTAGTAACTGTCAAAGGCGGGATAATCACGGCAATAACAACGCCACCACCGTAATAGGAGAACAAATGAAATTAAACGAAACACAAAGATTACAATTAGAGAATCTACACTTAAAGAAAATCTTACTTGAAAAGGAAGTAAACGAGATACAATTAAGATACGCTGACATACAAAGTAAGTGGGATGGTGTACTTAAAGAGTTCTTAAAAGAAGAAGGCAAAGAAATAGAATTGAATAAATTAAGTATCAACCTTGCTACTGGTGAGGTTAAGGAGAAATCCGATGAACGAACTGGATAAAGAATACCAAGATGCTCTTAAAAGAGCAAGGGAAATGGCTAATCGTGTGCCGTTTGGTAGCGATGCTACGTACAATAGGCTTAAAGAGCAGATAGACCAGTATTACGCTCAACTTCAAAACCAAAATCTAAATGAGAGAAACGCAGAAGATAGACAGATGATTCTCAATAGATTTAATGAATTGAGTAACCCGTCTAGCTCTTATTACAGAGGTATTAATCAACAGATTAGAGACAATCTTACTGCGATTTACAATCCCAATTCTCTATTAGCACTTGCTAGGGGTTCGGGTTTAAGCGGACAGGGTTCAGCTACGATAGCCAATCAACAACGCAAGCAACAACAAAGACAAATTAATGAAGTTGCTAATCAAGGGACTAACCAAGCATTTACAAGTGCCGGTGGTATGTTAAATAACTTATTGGGTATGGCTCAAAGCGGAACTGGACAGCAAGGACAGTTTTACCAAAACTTACAACAGTTGAATTTAGCTTACTCACAACTTGCAGAACAAAGACGACAATTTAATGAAAGTCAACCGTCATTCTTTGATTCGCTATTAAATCTTGGTGGTTATGCTTTGGGACAATACGCTGGTGGTGGATTTGGTGGCGGTGGTGCTGGACAATTAAGATACGGTGGCGGAAATAGTGGATATGGATATAACCAGAGACCTTGGACATTAGGACAAAACCCTTACTACGGTGGTGGAGGATAGTATGGCAAAAGGAAAGTTTGCAGAATATACTATAAGAGGATTTGAGCAAGCCCGTGAACAGAGGCAACGTGAGAATGAATTTAACCGTAAGATGGCTGAGGAGCAGAGGCAGTACGGTTTGTATAGTGAAATTCAAAGAATGAGACTCCTAAACGAACAGAGACAGTTAGACCAAGCATTCGTAAATGTTACTGAGGGAGACCAATATAATAAGTTTGGGGTAACACCAGGTCAATATCCAGTTAGTCTTTTGGACAATGTATTATCTCTGTCTAGTAAACAAGATAACCAATATAGTCCTAAAGTTTATGAAACTCATTCAGTACAACAAACGCCAGATGGTTCTTTTCGTGTAGTCCCTCACCAGAATTTAGGTGCGGTGGCAACCCAGAGTGGTGGTGGATTAACCCCCTACCAACAATACCAGATAGGCAACACAGAAGAAGACAGAGAGATTAAAAGACAAGAAAGAATTGATAAAAATTTATTTGATGCAGACGTTTTAATCGCAGCGAGACAATCTGGATTAGTAAAGGTAACAGATAAAACTGGCAACGAAAGAGATGTATATCAAGTGGGAGAGAACTTGATTGACCCCAAAATATGGAAACCCAAAGCACAAGCGGCAGTAAACGCACTAATAAGAGACTACAATTTAGCACCCGTTAAAAATGCCTTATTAAGCCAAGCGAAAAAAGCAGCTAAAGAAAATGGTATGGATTTCGAGTCTTTGGATGCCAATCAGAAAAGAAATATTCTCAAACAAGCTCTAGATAATAACCAGACAATCCCAACTCCAGAGAAAGATGTACTTTACAAATTTGTTGAGGTATATACTCGTTGAGTAAAAAAAAAAAATATGAATTTGATTTCAGTTTTATGAAAAGTGGTGTGAACTTAGAGCCTACTACCGTAGAGGATTCTACAAAGCAAGAAATCGCAGAGCCAGAAACAACCAAGCCAGCGATTTATAACGCTAAAGAATTGGTACGTTCGATAGAGAACTCGAATGAAATTTTAGATATACCGAACACGATAGACGAACTAGGTAAGCTAGGTGGTAGTTTCCAAAAACTAATACCAATATTGACACCCTATGGTATGACCACTTATAATACCGAAACGCCAGGCAATGTAGCAGAGGCAATAGCAGAACCATTTAGAGGGATTAAAAAAGGTATAGAAAAGTTTGGTGACAACCCAGTAGCGGGAACTTTAGATATTACTAATTCTTTGTTGCAGTTAGTAGCCACTCCGTTCACAGTAGCCGATCAAGCATTAAGAGCAACGCCACAAGGCGAGGTAGTGGCAGATGTGGCTTCATTCCCATTTGAGAAAGTTGACGAAGCTATTAGATTAGCACCACAAGTAATTACTGAGTTTGTAGAGGAAATAGGTTTGGGTGATTACCTCCGAGCTACAAACCCAGATTTGGTTATAACTGACCCATTAGAAAAAGAAAAGCTCCAAGACATTGCGGAGTCAACTCTTGATGTAACAGCCACAGTAGGTCAATTTGGGGTTGGTGGTGTAATGGCTAAGGGTGCAAAATTATTAAAGGGTGAGAAAGCCACAGTAAAAGAAGCGGTGACAGAAAGAAATATAACAGAGAGAACTACTCCACAAGAAACACAGAGAAGTAGTCAACAAGCACAAAGAGCAGAAAGTACCGCACCCATCGAGGGAGATGTAGCTGCTGGTGGTAGATCAATCACTCATTTGAAACCGAGAGAATCTGCATTAGAACAAAGGTCAAGACAATTAGCCGAAAGATTTATTGACGAAAACGCCACACCCGAATTAATAGATGCTGGTAAAGCACCGAAAGGTGAACTCGTTACTAAGAGAGAATCAACACTAATTAATGATAAGATTAAAAATCTTGAAGAAGGTGCGAGACTAGGGAGACGAGATTTAACAGCCGAGTTACAAGAAGTACAAGGGATGGTAGTAGAATATGCACGTGAGAATTTACCGAAGTCTGAAATGACGAGAGGGCAAATTACTCCTCTAATGAACCAAGTTAAAAATGCTAAAAATATAAACGATGTTAAAAAAGCATACACTAGAATTAATGAAATATTCGAGACCGTAGAGACTAAAAGATTATTTAATGATGTTAGTAATTTATTAAAAAGGACAAAGCCGAGTAAAGATAAATTAGGTAAACCAACAGCAAAAGTTTCGCCCGAAGCACAGACAATTATTAATGAAATTAAATTGCTACAAAACGAAAGAGGCAAACAACGAGCTAACGAAATACTAGAGGGCATTTCTGAGGGTAGAATAGACTTAACCCCAGATGTAGTACAACAACTACATTTAATAGAGATTTTTGGAGACCTAAAAAACAAAAATAGCCAACAACTATTAAATGCTAAAGCTGAGTTGCAGTCTATAATTAAAAACGGTAGAACTGAGTTACAAAAGGTTTTAGAAAATAGAAAAAATAAAACCGACTTGCTTGTGAGAGCCACAAGGCGTGAATTACAAGGGGCGGAAAGTACGCTTAATCTTAAAGAGTTTACGCAAGAACAACAAAAGGCGTTTGCGGAAAGCCAGACATTTATAGAAAAAACTCGTGACTTTATCAGAGGCACTAAGAATGGTGAAGGTTTATTATCGCAGTTTGATACGATTTTACAAGGATGGGAAACCCAATTAGACAAGCTGGCACGTAGAGATAGAAAGACCCAGCCAGGTAAGGGCTTTATGGCAGACTATTATGGTAGAAAAGTACACGAAAGCTATGTTGCGAATGAAGCTGGCATTAGAACTAAATACGAGATTATAAATAATAAGGTTAGCGAAATATACCAAATGGAAGGGCGACAACTAAACAACGCACTTTCAGAAAATGCTAGACAAAAAAAGACCGGTATTAAAATTAAACAAAACGGCAAAGAAACTGATTTATATTTAAGTCAGAATGAAGCCGGATATATTTGGCAGTTAGCACAAAACGAAAGAGTGAGGGCTGATCTTAAAACACAAGGATATACCGACAAGGTTTTAAGAGATATAGAATCTTGGCTAGACCCACGTGTAAAGCAGTTAGCAGATTGGCAAATGAAAGAATTTTACGAGAAATCTTATAATGAAGTTAATTTAGTACACCGAGCCGAAATGGGAATGGATATACCAAAGATAGACAAATACACGCCAATAGCTAGAGAATCCAACGTTAAGGGCTTGGAAGTTGATTTGCAGAAAGGTACTAATTTTTATTCAAGCATATACCAGAATTACTTCAAAGAAAGAACTGGGAGTAAATCCCCGATTAAAATACAAGATATGAATAAAGTAATGCTAGAGTATATGATGGGGACAGAGCATTATAAATCATGGGCTGGCACGGTCAGAGAATTAAGAAGTGTATTCGGGAATCAGAAAGTAGCTAACGACATTAAAGCCTTACACGGTTCAAAACAATACAATGTTATAAATAGATTTATTAATGATTTTGCTAGAGGTGGTATTGATAAGCTATTAACTAATAAAATACTCGATACATTAAGAGGCAGGGTAACAAAAGCAAAACTAGGTTTGAACCTACCGGTATTCTTTAAGCAGTTAGCGTCTTTACCAGCATATCTATATGACTTAAAAGCGGTAGAATTTGCAAAAGGTTTGGGTGATTTCGCAAAGAATCCCATCGAAGCAATTAAAACATTATCTCAATCAGAATACATGCGGGCGAGATATGGACATGGTTGGGATATAGATGTGATACAATCCATGAGACGAGATGTTAGCAATAAAATGGCTGGGGTAGATAACCTCACTAATAAGTTAATGTTCCCTACAAAATACGGTGATAGAATACCAATTTTAGCCGGTGGTTGGGCGGTGTACAAAACCAAGTACAATCAATATAGAGCAAAGGGAATGCCCGATGCAGTAGCCCGTAAAAGAGCAATGACAGATTTTGAAAGAGCGACTGATAGAAGCCAACAATCCGGTACGTTGCAATCATTATCGGAGATACAAAGATCAGGTTCGCTTGCTAGATTTTTCACAATGTTTATGACTTCGCAGAACCAATACTATCGCCAAATGTCATCTGGTATTAGAAACTTGCGAGCCGGTAGAGGTTCTAAGGTAGAGAATATTAAGAAAATTGCATTGACTCACTTTATCCTACCGATGACGTTCCAATATATAAGCGATGGATTTAGATTCGATGAAAAGAGACAACTCCGTGCTGCGATAACTGGTGGCACTAATGGTATCTTCATAGCATCGGACATAGTAGAGGGAATAGTGGCTTCACTTCAAGGCGAGTACTATATGAATGAAGGAATCCAAACACCCGTAGCAGATTTGTTTAATAAAATACAAGATGCTATTGAGAATACAACAAAAGAAGAATGGGTGAAAGTCCTTGACGATATAGCCGGTGCGACAAGTGATGCGACTGGTATTCCCTACGACCCCGTTAAAAGAATGGCTGTTGGTTTAATAGACGAAATGTCAAGGGGGGATGATTTGTGGACTGGAATCAGAAAGACTATTGGGTTCTCAGATTACGCTTTAGACAACAAAGAAGAAAAACCAAAGAAGGTAAAAATAAATTCAGACTTTAATTTTAATTTCGACTTTAATCTCAAATAGGTGATAAAAATGAAAAAAATACTTTTAATCTTATTGTTGGTAGTTCCTTTGTTCGCACAGAGTGTAAAGGACATTTACAATTCTTCGACTACTGCATTGGACACGAGTGCGGTCTTTACGGGGACTGCAAAGGACGTAAGTCCGTATAACTCTGTATCGGTGTCGTTGTGGAGTGATAACGCAATAACGCTAAGTGTGGAGTTCGGAGATTTAGTAGCTGGGTCATTCGTGGCTCGTAAATACTTTATATATTCTTACTCGGCTAATGACAGTACGTTTACTAAATCAATGCCCGTAGTAGCACCATACTTTAGAGTAGTTGCGACTAACGGTGCGGTTGATTCGGCAGATGTATTTAATTTAGTTACTCAGTTACACAAGGGGACTAATTTACCTACGACTGCCAATGGCAGAGTAGATGTTGATGTAAGTTCTTCTGCATTACCAACGGGAGCGGCAACCTCAGCGAAACAAGACGAACAAATTGATACTACATCTTACGGCAATGATTTATTGAAATTGATTCGGGATTATGTAGCTACTGGTGCTTCCTCTGTCTCATCAGACACCTTAGCACAAAACGACACGGTAACAGTAAATTACAATAATGCTTACGAGTATGTATATATAACAATTACCGACACGGCAAGTGCAAGCGGAGATTCAATTTACGTTCAGGTAAGCAACTCCGATGGTACTGCATGGAGTACCGTTGCAATTACTGATATGACGGACTTGTCAACAGATGCTTTTATTACCATAGCAACGAACTTGACTAAAAGATTTAGACTAAGTGAAACATATCCATTCGCTGTTAGAATATATAAAAATTCAGAGGAAGGTATAAACACCTATTACATTGAGGCAAAATAGAATGAAGAAAGTAATTTTATTCATATTATTATCTATCTGTTTATATGCACAGCCTACGTCAACGGTAGTCCCTAGAAGTGAGTTGGCAGATACCACAACGGCACTTAAACTACTAATTGCTGATAAGCTGGATATATCCGATACAACGAATCTCGACAAATACACACAAGCGGAAATAGATTCGATTATTGCATTGTATTATCCTCGGACGGAAGTAGATTCATTATTGAATTTACATTACACAATTACACAAGTTGACTCAATACTCAATTTACATTATACATCTTCGGAAGTTGATTCTATATTTGGCTTGTATTACACCAAGACTCAAATAGACTCGATTAAGTTAGTGCTTGATACAAGGATAGATTCAACTAATACAAATGTAACTGCGTTGGAAGATACCGTTTACAGTTGGGGAAATCATGCAAGTATTGGGTACTTGACTTCCGAGAGCGATCCCTTATATGCGGGGGATTCGACTTTATTAAAATTGAGAATAAGCAGAATAGAAAACGACACGACTAATTATCAAACTGCTTACGGATGGGGAGATCATGGAACAGCAGGCTATTACCTTGCAAGTGATACAACTAAGTTAGATAAGTACACTCAAAGTGAAATAAATACTTTGCTCGGTACGAAGTCCGATACGACTCATTTACACGATGATAGATATTACACCGAAACAGAAACTAATAATTTACTTGGAGCAAAGTCTGATACATCTCATTTGCACGCTCAATACCTTGAAGCGGAAAGTGATCCTATTTGGGCAAGTGATTCAAGTGACTATTTATCTAAATACGATGCGACACAATTATATACGAACTTCACAAATTCAGACGAAACAGACCAAGTATGGGTAAGTGATAGTAGTAGTTACCTTTCAAAGTACGATGCAAGTCAAACATATTTAACGACTGAAACAGACCCTATATGGGTAAGCGATTCAAGCACATATTTAAGCAAGTATGATGCTTCTGGAACTTACTTAACAGCAGAGAGTGACCCAGTATATGCAAGTGACTCAAGCAATTTTATAGAATGGAAGGATACTGTTTCAATTATAGCCACAAAGAATGATGGTTATTTGACTTCCGAAAGTGACGCAGTTTGGATTAGCGACTCTACTGACTATTTAATGAAGGCTCAGTTCGCAGATTCACTTGCTAATAGCACAATAACCGAAAGTCAGATAAGTGATTTGCAAGGTTACTTAACAACGGAAAGCGACCCGATTTGGGCGAGTGATTCGAGTACATATCTTTCAAAATACGATGCTACTCAAATATATATTGACACAGAGGCAGACCAAGTATGGGTAAGTGATAGCAGTAGTTACCTTTCAAAGTACGATGCAAGCCAAACATATCTTGATGCGGAAAGTGACCCGATTTGGGTGTCTGATTCTTCTACATACTTATCAAAATATGATGCTGGACAGACTTATTTCGAAAGTGCAGATACAAGCTCACTCGATAAATACACTCAGACGGAAGTTAATAATCTATTAGCTTCTAAATTAGTAAGCAATCCTTTGACATGGACTGTTTCAGGTGAGTTGAAAGTTCCTTCGGTTGATACTGATTTTATCAACTATCCTTTGCTGTGGATTCCTTCGGGTGATACTTTATTAATACAAAATACAGCTTATCGTATTAATTCGGGTACGTCTGCAAGTATAAGGATAGGGTATTCCATTGATTCACTTTCGACTTGGACTTGGATAGATACTGTTTCCGTTACCACTTCATTTGGTAGTGCAAGCTACACAACAAAATTGAGTGGTGGTAAATATGCCTCAATAAGAATAGAGGTTACGGCAGTAAGTGGAACTCCTAAGAATTTATCTATGACAGTAGGCACAGCTTTTAAGGAGGACTAAATGAAAATTAAAGATACGAGTAAAACAAAAAAAAAGAAGATATGGGTGATTGAAAGAATTGTTATTGATGTACCAGATAGTTTCAGTAATAAAAAAAAAGCTGAGGCATTAAGTAAAGCGAAGGCTAATAGAGATAAGAAAAGGGGAAAAGGTAATGGGTAGTTATTGCGATTACAAATATTCACAGATTATTAGAGATGGAAACTCATTGAGACTAATTGCATATTTTTTAGAGGGTGATTATATGGAGGTAACTGATCCATTAACTAACGAAGTCACACTCCAATATGTCCGAGAAGATATAATAGCAGAACCAGTAGAAGTTTATTTTGATTATTATCCAGTAAGTGATGAAGAAATAAATGCTGAACTATTAGAACTATTAAACGAAATTAAAGGAACAAGAAATGTTATTCCAGAATTACAGGCATAGAAAACATATCAAGAAATGGGGAAGCAAAAACAAGGGCTACTTCCAAGTATTTGACGAGAAGATTGTTGCGTGGCAAGATAAACTTATTTGGTTACTCAATCACCCAATACTTAAATATTGGTTTCGATGGGTGCTGAGAATCCATAAAGACTGTGAATGGAATGAAAGAATTGATAAGCTTCTGCCAAATAGCTATAGAATACCTTTAGGAAACGGAAAATATAAACAAGATTTCAGAACACATAATAAATTTTCTAAGAGATTATATTATGCTTTTCGACCTTTATGGTGGACTTTACATGCTATTGATTGGTTAGTGCAGAAAACTTTTTATCCGGAATTTAGCTTTGGGTTTGATGAATTGACTGTTTATCCGGACGCTGGAAGTGGGTATACAACAGTTGATGGATATGTTAATTATTTTAATGCAAGTTTGAATACTGCGCATAATGCAGAGGAGGGAATATCGCTTAATGTAATTGTTAATCAAATGTATATGGATTATACCTACTCGACTAATTATTACATATGCAGATGTTATCTTACTTTTGATACATCTTCAATTGGAAATATGAATATTGATAATACAATAATCAGTTTATATGGAACCGGTACTTTTAATAATTATGATACAGGACAAGCCGATATATATATTAGTGATGTAACCTTGAACGGTAGTAATAATCTTGTTTATAGTGATTATAATAAAAACAATTTTGGCTCTTATGTTGGTTATTGTGCATATTCATCTTTTTTCTCTAATCAACATAATGAGATTGAGTTAAGTGATGTTATAAATAAGACTGGGATTACTGAAATCGGGGCACGACTTTCTGGGGATTACAATTTTAATACACCAACAAGCTTTAATAGAGTTAATATTTTAACGGCTGATGCATCTGGTACTTCTCAAGACCCAAAATTAGTAGTAACATATACAGCAGCAAGCGGGCAACAACAGATGATGGTGTAGGGATGTAATGGCGTTACCTTTTACAAAAATAGCATATTTAATTTTCGCAATAATACAGAATTATTTTCTAACGATAAACTTCGGGTAGTATATGATTGACAGACTCTTTCATTATTTCGCACCATCATTAAAAGCATGGTTAGCCTTTGCAACTGCATGGGTGATTGAACAAATAACATTTATACAAATGATAGACTTGCAAGGACTGACGGAAATAGCGGTGTTTATAACGGAAGTATTTAAGGGTCTTTCATTTATTGTAGCTGTGATATTTTCGGTATTACAAATTATAAAATTTCTCAAAAAGAAAAAGGAGTAACAAATGGAAGCGATATTGGATTTTCTATGGAATAACATAGAAATAATTTTAGGTTTTGTATTGTCTATTGGTGTTATCGGGCTTTACGCAAACAAACTAAGAGGACTATTAAGACAAGTTGCGGAATTATTCATTGCGATAGATGACGGACTTGCTGACGGGAAACTTAATCAAAGTGAAATCCTAAAGATTAAAAACGAGGCATTGGACGTATGGAACGAGATAAAAGGATTCGGCAAGAAGAAATAAAGACGAAAGGTTACGACTTCCCAAAAACTAAAATACCCAAAGAATTAAAACCAGTTAAGGGTAGTGAAAAAGTAAAAGAGGGAGCTACTGTATTTGATTACATCAAAGACAAGTTCGCAAAACTATTTGGTTGGATAGGAGAGGCGAAAAGAACAATATCAGACATAATACAGTTAGTTCCCTCAATTAAAATGTCGCTTTGGTTGGGGATAATCTTAGCAATTCTCATAATAGTAATAATCATACTTGCATAATTAAAAACAAAGCATTATATTGGGTAGTAAAAAAGTAAAGACTATTCCTCATATCTGTCCGAATTGTAGAGACTTAATATCCGGTGATTATTCGGATTTTCATAAACATTACAAGGATTGTGATGGGAAAAGAAATAAGTCCTCACGAAAAAGTAAGACGATTAAAAAGTCTTAATCCCAAACTTGATACTAAAACAGCTTGTCTATTACTCGGAATAAAGTTAGAAGATTATAAAGCTTCTTGTGAGAATGCCGGAGTGTTTGATTTCTTGGGTGTTAGTAAGTGAACCAATACTTGAATAAAATAATACTTGGTGATTGCTTAGAGGTGATGAAAGAGTTACCGGATGATATTTCTCACGTTTCGATAACATCTCCTCCGTATAATTATGGGACAAGTAAGAGATACCCTAACGGTAGATACGGGGGTAACGATGATTCTATGCCTTTGGACGAGTACAGACAATTTATCTTTGATACAATAGATAGTTTGTTGAGGGTTACAGAACATTATGTGTTTTTTAATATTCAAAGAGGAAATGGTAACGGAACTATCGTTTTTGAAATTTTTGGTAAATATAAGGACTATATCAAAGATGTATTTGTTTGGGCAAAAACAAACCCCCCAAATGGTGGTTTTGTGAATGGTCTTGTGGCGAGCGGTCACGAATATATTTTTTGTTTCTCTAAATCAGATAATTCTAAAAGAAGTTTTTCGAGATATAATTTCACATCAGAAGATTATGTCAAAAATATAATTATTAAACCCGTAAACTCGGAACACGTAGAGGGTCATAATGCGGTATTCCCTATGTGGTTGCCTATGCACTTCATCAGATTCTTTACGTTTGAAAACGATACTGTTTTAGACCCATTTCTCGGAAGCGGAACAACTGCAATAGCTTGTATAAAAACAAACAGAAACTTTATCGGAATAGAGAAAGAACCGAAGTATGTAGAGATAGCACAAAAAAGAGTTGACGAAGAACTATCACAACTAAAATTAGCAATATGAAACTATCCAAAAACTTTAACCTTGATGAGTTCACATTTTCCCGAACTGCTATAAGAATGGGAATAGACAACACACCTACAGACGAAGCAGTAGAGAACATAATCGCTTTAGTTAAGAACGTATTACAACCGCTAAGAGATCAATTAGACGTACCATTGATAATCACATCCGGTTATAGAAGTCCCGAATTAAATAAGGCTATAGGTGGGGTTTCAGATTCACAGCATACAAAAGGTCAAGCCGTTGATTTCATTGCACCGCCTTATGGGATAGATGAAATATTTGATTTGATAATAAGAGAATACCCCTTCGATCAAGCAATTAACGAGTTCGACAGTTGGGTGCATTTATCCTATTGCGAAAATAATCGTTACGAAAGATACAAGGCATACTTAAAAGACGGTAAGACCGTTTACATACCACTAAAATGAGAGTGTAATGGAGTTAGAACAGATAATTCTTACAGAAAATAAAGTACATCCTTATTTAAGTTTTACAAAATTAGCAAAAGAAATAATCAAGAAACACAAAGTAGAATACACACCGGAAAGTCTTAGAAAAATAGTTTCTAAGACTTTAGTGTCGAAATCGAAAAACACAGAAACAGAAATAGACTTTGAAACTGAATTTGACATTGATATACCGGATAGTTGGGCAGTAGAAAGAGAGCCTTACTTTATTCCAAAGGCTTATGACAGAATATTAATTATAAGTGATGTTCACATTCCCTTCCACGACATTAACGCATTAAAGACGGCTCTAAAATACGGATATGATAACGGAATGAACTGTCTATTAATCAATGGTGATTTTGTGGACTTTCACGCTATTTCATTTCATTCTCGAAGTACAAAACATCGAGACTTACAGCGTGAATTAATGATAGCAAGAAAGATACTCGAAAACATACGAGCTAAGTTCCCTAATCTGAAAATTATATATAAAGCTGGGAATCACGAATATAGATTAGAACGTGCTAAGATGGATAAATATCCGGAACTTGCAGAAATAGAGGGATTACAAATAGAACAAATGCTAACCTTACCACAATTACAAATGGATTACGTTGACGCTTTCACTCGAATTGAAGCCGGTAAATTAAACATTATTCACGGACACGAAATAAGAGGTGGTGGGATAAATGTAGCTCGTACACACTTCACAAAGTCTTTAGATAATACGATTTTCGGACATTTCCATAGAACGCAAGAATACATTCAAAAAACAATTAAAGACCACGTTCTAGGTAATTGGAGTGTCGGATGTCTATCAGAGTTAAAGCCCGATTACTTACCAATAAACAATTGGAATCACGGATTTGCTTTTGTGGAAACTTATGATGACGGAACTTTTACAGTAGCTAACAAAAAGATAATAGCCGGATATGTGAAGTAGTTTAATTTACGACATCGACATATTATAAGAACGTGTCGAAATGAAAACTTGACATATGTCAACAAAAATAGACAAGGGTATAACCTGAATCATATACATAAGTAGTCATACGAGTACAAAAGTAGTCAAAAAATAACCACGTTTTAAGAAATGTGGCTCAAATTAGACCACACTTACAACAAGAGTGCGGAGAAAATGAACCAAACAGTAGATCACATATTAATCATAGCATTAGACGAAAACATTTCTTATGAAGAAAAGCGAAATAGAATTGCAAAACTTATTTCTGATAATCAACAAATTCACAGACAAACAGAAACAGATATTAATAGAGAAACTCTTGACGATACATTACCGAGATTCGAGTTCAGAGATATTGAGGAAGATTAATGGGACATTGGAATCACAGAATATTAAAAGATAAAGACGGCGAAGAAGATTTATACAGAGTAGTGGAAGTCCACTATAAAAAAGACAAACCGTATGCTTACAGTGAACCATTTATTTGCGGCAACAGTTTGGAAGAATTAAGGCAAGTATTAAAGTGGATGAAACAAGCTATTAATAAACCAGTTCTTACAGATAATGATTTTAGGGAGTCCTAACTTGCGATACACCCACGAGGGTATGAATCCTTACGATACCATGCAACCGGGGTATCCTTCGGAGTGCAAGAGGATAGGAGAGTAAAACGAGTGAGACGGGCTAATTCCTTTGAATTAGTTTAGCCTCAAAGGGTGAGGTTAGAAACCTCAAACTTACAAGATGCCGTTTATACCTAACTTGTAAGTTAGTAACTAATTGGTGAATCTAAGAGTAGTAATACTCGCTCCCTTTATAATAACTTAATGAATGTTTCTGAAATAAGGCAAGTTCTTAAAGTAGGAGACCACCGCCGATTAGCCCGAAGGGTGGGGAACTCCCCGCCGCCTTGATACGTTAAGCGTATTTGAGGAAAGTAGGGCTAATGGGCTATACTGGGAAATAATCACAAAGAATCTATAAAATAATAGTTATACTGGAAAATTTTGCAAGAGGTTATAATGAGTGGTGGACATTTCGATTATGCTTATTGTTATTTGTCAGACATTAATACACGGTTAAAAGAGGATATAGCTAATAATCACAAGATTGACGAATACGGATATTCTCATAATTATTCGGGGGAAACTATTAAAAAGTTAAAAGAGATCACCAACTATTTGGATTTAGCAGAACAATATATGTATGCTGCTGAATGGTTGTATAGTGGTGATTTCGGCGAAGATGACTTTTTAGAACATTGCGAAGAACAAGAAAAAATTACTAAACTTTTTGAGTGAATCGGGGCGTTAGTGTATATTGGTAGTAGCATAGTTGATCGTGGCTCAACTGGGTGGGGTTCAATTCCTCAACGTCCCTCTAAACTTACTTGCAATGTCGACAAATATCGGACTATATACGCAAAATGTGTAACGTATTGCACGTAAAGTGTATATGTAAGTGTATTTAAGCAAATATGTAATAAGTTGCACAAAATGAAAATAGAAATTAAGTTTATATTTGATAATAGCGACCATGACGACATCATGGCGTTGAATCGAATTTTGAAATCCGAAGATTTGGCGATAGCCTTGTTTGAGATTGCTAATAATCTTTGGCGGGATTGTGAAACGATAGAGGAATATAAAGAGAAAATATTCCAAGAACTTGGATACAACAATATTAATTTAGAGGAGCTAATACAATAATGCCCGATATAACAATAGAAACAGAGTGGAGAGAAGGCAAGGATAAGGTTGTATGAAAAGAATAATATTTAAAGAAAACGATCTAGTCAGCGACAAAGGTATAAGATATGTGAGGGAGTTGCCACCAAAGCGTCAACCATGTGGCAATATAAGGAGAGTGTGTGAGTTTAGATGTGAGTGTGGGAAAACCTTTCAAAGCTTGCTCTCTGATGTTAGGTGTGGGCATAGAACGAGTTGTGGTTGTAAAAAGGGCGCAAAACCTAAAAAATATAAAAAGGGCGAGAAGATTAATGGAATAAAATTTATCAAAACTTTAGGTACTGTCTTTTATGCCCAGAGAGCAATTTTTGAATGCCCAGTTTGTGGGAGTGAGTGGGAGAGTTATGTGGGCAACATACAGCACGGTAATACAAAGTCTTGTTGTAAGATAAAAAGAGGGTGGGGGAAATCAGAGTGGACGGGCTTATATAAGATCGCCTATTTATACAAAGTTAGATTATATAACGAGAATGAATCTTTTATAAAAATCGGGATAACAGGCAAGAAGAATATACGGTCAAGGTTGAGGTTTATCCCATATAACTATGAAATTATTAAAACAATAGAGGGCGAAGCTGGGTATATATATGATTTAGAAAACAGATTAAAGAGATTTTTAAAAGCATGTAAATATACTCCGGCAGTCGATTTCAGAGGATCGACAGAGTGTTATGAGGAGAAAGTATGGACATAACGAAATGCACTGGCTCAATTAGTAAATCATTTCCCTTATCAGTAATGGTGGGAGTTCAAGATGAGTTTGAATGTCCGTTAAAAGAAACTTGCTACCGGTACAAGGCAAAGCCTAATGAATATTGGCAATCTTATTTTGTTGGAATACCATACGACAAAGAAAAAAAGGATTGTGAATTTTATGAAAAAATGCAAAACAGATAAGGGTGCTTGCCCGTTTTTAATACAGACTTTTAATGACTATTATGGAGACGAATTAGAAGAGCTAAACCATAACGCTTGCTGTTTAGGTTATTTAGTTATTAACGGTGATGAGAGAGCAAGTGATATTTCTCCAAATTGCAAACTCGAAGTAGTACAATACGCTCTAAAGAACAGTCAGAACTCAATAACGTTTATACCCGATGAAGAACGAAACTCTTAAAAAGAAATGCAAAGGATTTAAGACAAAAGACTTGCCCGATGGAAGATTATTAATTGACGAAAGTATATACGTTAGAAACCTTCACACCTTCCTTACGATTAAACCAGATAAAAATTCACACTTCACTGTAATTGGCGATACTGCATTAATCCAGCTTGATGACTTTCTTGCGATTTTACGGCAAAGTAAAAAATAATTCTTTTACCCTCTAAAATAATTTTTTTTATTTTTTTCTTGACACTGAATAAACAATACAATATATTGTCCTCTGAAATTAAAAGAGGAAGTTATGGAGAGGAAAGTAAATTATACGTTTTCACTTTACCCAAGTACGAAAAAGATTCTTGAAGAATTAGCAAAGCGAAAAGGAATATCTCAGGCGCAATTACTTGACGAGATAATCAAAGAAAAAAACAACCGATTAGAGGGGAGATAATGGAAACCTATAAAGTGGTTTATTTTTTAATTGTATTTTTGTTTGTATTTATTGCCTACTTGCCAGCACGATATATACTTAAAGAGATTAAAGAAATCATAAACGGAGGGTAGAATGAACTACCGAGAAAAAATAATAGGAGGGAGTATGAATTACGAGGATTTCTTTGCAAAACTTTTTCTAATACTGATGGCACTTAGTTTAACCGTAATTATAATTATTAACTTTTTATAAGGAGGATTTATGAAAAGAACTATACAGATGTTTTTGCTTGCCGGTTTTTGTGTGTTTTTAATTTGGTTAATTGAAAGCGGATACTGGTTGTTATTTGCCGGTAATATAATTGGCGGGCTTGTAATGTTAGTAATCCTTTCACTTGGAAACACAAGTGCAAGAGCAGATTTGGAAGCTGAAATAATGGAACTTAAAGAAGCAAACGAAGAAAAAGAATCAGAGCTATATGACTTATCGATCAAACTTGGTAAATCAGAAACAATTAAAAAAGCGTTAGAAAAACAGCTTACTGCACAAGATGAATATTATAGTAACAAATATTATTCAAAAGTTTATGGCAACAAATACGAAGGAGCTAAACAATGAAAAAGAAATTCATACTTGTGGTTACATCGACACAAGATGAAGGATACCGATTTAGCAGCAAGAACGAAGGATTTAACGCACTTGAAGTTTTGGGAATATTATCCTCAAAAATTGAGGATATTAAAGACCAAATGAAAGGACTTATAAATCCAACAATATTTGAAAGAAAACTTGTAGAGGAGAAAAAATGAATCCACAATTAGAATACGATAATCAATTACCGCCTGAAACCGAGCCGGAGCTTGATATTGAGGATGCACTTGATAACTTGTATGATGAAAGATATGACAAATACATCCTTGAGTTTGCAGAAAAATGTATTGAGTTGATTAAGGAAGATTTAGAATGGGAAGTGAGGTGCATTAAAGACCGGAAAAGAGACCGAGATAATTTTAGTAGTTATTCTACACAGTACGCATACTGTAATAAGGAAGCCCGAAACCACAGAAGTAATTTTCACAACACTTTAGACGGGCTGGTAAAATTATTAAAACAAAAAGACAAAGAAAAATTATTAGAATTTTATAAGGAGTTGATATGAAAAAATTATTAACAATCCAATCTAAACTAAAAGCCCCCAAAGGGCAATATAACAATTTTGGTAAATATAATTACCGAAGTTGTGAGGATATAGTAGAGGCAGTGAAACCCATATTAGTTGAGCAAAACTGTCTATTAACTTTATCAGACGAGCTGGTAAATGTTGGCGAAAGATATTACATCAAAGCGACAGCGACAATCAAAGATTTAGAAACAAACGAGTCTGAATCTGTTACAGCCTTTGCAAGGGAAGAAGAAAACAAGAAGGGTATGGATGGAAGTCAAATAACCGGTGCATCCTCAAGCTATGCAAGGAAGTATGCTCTTAACGGACTATTCGCTATTGACGACAACAAAGATTCTGACTCTACTAATACACACGGGAATAACGGTAAAAAATCAAATGCAGATGCATTAAAGCAGTTGGAATACAAATTAAACAAATACAAAGATGCCGAATCTTTAGACAAAGATAAAATAGAGCTAAGAGACGCTTATGTGAATATGGGTGTTGACAAGAAAGAAGCGACAGATTTAGTAATGAATAAATTGGCGGAGTTACAGAATGTTAGTGTATAATATACCTCAAGGAACACAAGAGTGGTTAGATGTCCGTAAGGGTAAGTTTACGGCTTCTACATTCAAAAACTTATTTATGAAATCCTCGACTGCGACTTATAAAAAAGAAATATATAGAGTTGCTTATGAGAGAATGACCGGAGAAAGCCCAGAAGAAACGTATGTAAATGATGCTATGCTAAGAGGGAAAGAAATGGAAAGCGAAGCCCGTGAATGGTATGAAAAAGAATATAATGAGTTAGTACAAGAAGTTGGGTTTGTTGAAAAGAATGAGTGGGTTGGTGTTTCTCCAGATGGGATAGTGAAAGACGGTTTAATAGAAATTAAATGCCCGTTATATAACACTCAAATCGAATACTTATTAGACGGAAAGTTACCGAGTGAATACAAATATCAGGTTCACGGACAGCTTTGGGTTTGTGAAAAAGAATGGTGCGACTTTGTGAGTTACCATCCAAAATTAGACAAACTCGTATTAAGAATACACCGAGACGAAAAAATAATTAAAGAATTAGAAACAAGAATTAACGAAGCAATAGAGGAAGTACAAGAAATAATTAACAAACTAAAAAAGGTAGCGTGATGAATATCGAGTTATACGAAGGCTGGAGTTATTTGGATAAACACTGGAGTTACTTTGTTTACATTGATGAAAAGAGCAATTGGTCTCAGTGGGTATTCTTTGGAATGGGGGCTATTCTAAAAGATAATAAATATTACATATATCCGTTCAAGCCTTTTGATTCGTGGAAAAGGATTAAACTATTAAAAAAATACAAAGGCACTAAGTATTCTGCTACCTGGTATGGCAGAAGAATTGGAGAAATAATACTTAAACGAGAAAAAGCAAGGAGCAAAAATGAGCGAAAAACCATTTGAACCGAATTACAAAATAGGCGAATACAAAGGACATCCAACCTTTACAATATTTATGGAAGAATACAAAAAGGCGGATGGAACTAAAGGCGTGAATGCCTTTGGGTTCGGCAAAAAGAAAGCGCAATTTATTGTGAAGTTTTACGATGCAATTAAAGCCTTTGCAGAGAACGAAGCGCCACAATCATTGCCGGAAGAAAGTGAATCAGAAGATCTTCCATTTTGAGTAAAAACAAAATTAGGTGGTAGAGAGATATGAAACTAAAAATAAAAGAAACAACCGACACAAGTATAAGTTTTTATCTTGAGCAAGACGGGGAAATATACCTTGAAGATACACTTACTTTAGAAGAACTTGTAAGGTATGTTAACTTAAAGAACAGAATTAAGCGACAGCATTTAGACGAAGTTCACAAAGCATTGGGGACGAAATGACTTATAGAGTCTTTGGTCAAGTTGACGAAAAAGGAAAGTTTCAAGCGTACAATAGAGATGCTATCTATCAAGCCTTTGCACAGTTAAAAGGCAAACGAGTTGAACTTTCCATTAGACCGGAAACCAAACAGAGAAGCAACAATCAGAATGCCTATTACTGGGGGGTTGTAGTTAAAATGATTGCCGATGAAATTGGAGAAGATACCCAGACAGTACACGAATTATTGAAAGACAAATTTAATAGAAGTGAAATAATAATCAAGGGAAACTCAGAAACAGTTAGCAAATCTACTACTGAACTAAGCACGGAAGAATTTAATCAGTACATCGAAAAAATACAAATATGGGCTGCTAACTTTTTGGGGATAACGATACCAGACCCTAACCAAACGGAGTTCGTATGAACAAACTCTGTGAAAGATGCACACAAAAGTGCAAACAAGAAAGTCATATAAGAATAATAGTCTGTCCAAACTTTGAGGATAAGGATGTCAAAAATCGGAGCAACAAAGAATCTAAAAAAAATAAGTAAGTCGAAGTTAGAAAGGAAATTATGGACTATCTTTTCTCAGTACATACGATTAAGGGATTCAGATTCAAACGGAATGAGTAATTGTATTTCCTGTGGAAAATCTATCCATTGGAAAGAAGCTCACGCTGGACATTATATACCCAGAGTGGCGATATTCAAAGCCGTTAAATTTCACGAATGGAACGTAAATAGCCAGTGCGCTTACTGCAATACGTTTCTGGAAGGTAATTCTGCTGAGTATCGAAGTAATTTAATTGACAAAATAGGCAAAGACGCAGTTGAATGGTTAGAAGAACACGCAAGGAACGGACTTAATTGGAAGACTTACGACTATGAGGAAAAGATAGAGTATTATAAAAACGAAGTAAAAGAGTTAAAGAAAATTAAGGGGTTAGAATGACACAGAAAGAAAAAATAAAAACCCACTTACAGAAGAAAGGCAAAATCACATCTTGGGAAGCTATACAAGAATACCGGATAACACGATTATCCGAGTACATACGAGCCTTAAGAAGTGAAGGGATGGAAATAGAATCAATCCCTCAAAAATCGGAACGTGGCAAACCCTTTGCTCTTTATCGGTTTGAAAAAGAATTGAGTTTGTTTACATAACGGATCGAGCATAAACGGAAGCGTTCTTCTTTCCGGCTGATGCGTTAGTTAAGTTTTTTTGCGCGGGAATAAAAAGGAAAAAGATTGATAGAGTTAAACAAAATATACAATGAAAGTAATTGCGACACGATGAGCCGTATGCCGGATGAATTTTTAGATTTAACGGTGACCTCGCCACCGTATGACAAACTCCGTGATTATAACGGTTATGATTGGGATTTTAAGCGAGTTGCGGAAGAACTTTATAGAGTAACTAAGAACGGCGGAGTTGTAGTTTGGGTAGTTAATGATGCAACAGTAAACGGTTCGGAAACCTTAACGAGTTTCAAACAGGCAATATACTTTAGGGAAAATTGCGGGTTTAACTTGCACAATACTATGATTTATAGGAAAAACGGCACACCGTTTCCGACCAAAGATAGATACTACCCTAATTTTGAATATATGTTTGTATTTAGCAAGGGGAAACCCAAAACCGTAAACTTACTTAAAGACAGACCAAATAAATGGACAAACGGAAGTTGGGGGAATAAAACAAGCTACGGCAAAGACGGGAATAAAAAGAAACACGGGGAATATAGTTCAGAACCTTACGGTGTTAGATATAATATTTGGAAATACAATGTAGGTTTTGGGTTTTCTACCAAAGACAATACCGGAGAACACCCAGCAATTTTCCCGGAAGCATTAGCACGAGACCACATACTTTCTTGGAGCAACGAGCGAGAAATTGTATATGATCCATTTATGGGTAGTGGTACGGTGGCAAAAATGTGTATAAAGACAAATCGCAATTACGTAGGAAGTGAAATAAGCAAAGAATATTGTGATATAGCAGAACGAAGATTAAAACCTTACATAGAGCAGGAAGATATGTTTTACAGAAATGTTAGCGCAAAATAAACTTAACGATGTTGCAAATAATAAGTTACCCAAAATCAAATTATAAATTGAAAGGACAATGAAATGAAAGCAAAATTAAAAACTAAAATAGCTCTTGTAATCTTATTGATTTGCTGGTTAGCTGGATTTTTACCGGCACAAGCACAATCATTAATTATTGGTTCAACCACAAAAGACGAACCAAAAGAGAATTACAACTACATTCTTATTTACAGAAATTGGGAAGCGGTTTGGCAAAACAACTATGGTGCTATGTCATCAAGTTATGAATGGGTAACAAAGATTGAGGGCTTCCGAAATTGGGATGATTTGATTGAATGGTTGAATTCTTCTAACTATTGGGATGATGGTAGAAAACGAGTAAGAATAACAGAAGCTGAGTTAATTGGTGTTTATGATATAAGCCGAGCAAGTAAGATTAAAATGGAATTAAAATCTGAAGAAAAGGTTTTGCCAAAGCGCGTAGAGATACAAAAAGAAGAATGGACTGATTACGAGTGGTGTGAACAAGGTAAAAATTCCGGCTAACGGCGTTGCGGTTAAAACGCTTGCGGAGATAAAACATCTAAAAAATTATGAACGAAAAAACTAAACATACTAACAAAATTCAAAATCCAGACTTGCGACAGCAAGTCGATTTTGAACCGCTTGTTATAGCGCCGACCCATACTGACTTAGTAAAGATTGCTAAAAATTGGTTAGCTAAAACTTGCGGATGCGGAGTGGTGTTTACAGAACTTGTTACAAATGCTATTGAGGTGCCCGACGCGATAGGACTACGAAGCGATTATACAATACTTGTTGAGTGTAAAACTTCTCGTTCGGATTTCTTTGCAGATCAGAAAAAAATATTTAGACAACTGCCCGAAGAAGGAATGGGAGATTTCCGTTTCTATTTATGCGAAACCGATTTAATCAAAATTGAAGATTTGCCAGAAAGATGGGGACTGCTTTATTGGGATGGGAAACGAGTTAAAAAGATTAGGGCGCCGAAAGGGAATATTTGGTTATCTCAAAAAGAGCACAGATTTAATAAGAACGTAAAAGCCGAACACAAGATTATGTATAGCGCACTAAGACGCATAGAGCTGCGTGGAGATTTAGATAAAATTTACGAGGCGCTATAACGGCGTTGCAAATAAACCGCCGACTAAAACTGAATGAATAATTATAAATTAAATATCGCCAATCCTAAACCACAAAGCCGAGACCGATTTATCGGTCGGTTTGATTTGCTGGTTAAATGGATTTGGCACGGAAGGAACTATGAAAACTAAAAAACCTCTTGGCAGAAAATCTTACGGTAGCATAGCCCATTTGCCTAACAGTAGATTGGGCGAGGGCGATCACAAATGCAGCGAAGGTCAAGCTAAAATTGCTACTGAAAAGAAACGAGATAAACACGATTTAATAATTGTGCAACAAAAATTAGACGGATCAAATGTAGGTGTTGCGAAGCTTAACGGCGCCATATTGCCATTAACCAGAGCGGGTTATTTAGCAAATACATCTCCGTTTGAGCAACATCATAAATTTTATAATTGGGTACTTAAACAAAAAGAACGATTTAGCGAGCTACTAAATGAAGGTGAAAGAGTTTGCGGAGAATGGATGTTAGTAGCACACGGCACAAGATACCGACTGCCTCACGAACCTTTAGTAGTGTTTGATATAATGACCGGAACAGAACGATTACCTTTTGACGAATTGAGCGAGCGAGTAAAACCTTTTGATTTTATACAGCCTCAACTAATAAGCAAAGGTGAGCCGTTAAGCGTAGCAACAGCGATGCAACTTGTAGATGCTGAAATACACGGAGCCCTCGATCCAATCGAAGGTTGTGTATGGAGAGTTGAACGAAATAAATTAATTGATAAACATAGTGGTGTGCGCAAATGGGCGGTAGATTATTTGGTAAAATATGTACGCCCCGATAAAGTGGATGGACTGTATCTCTCAGACGATAACCCAGTTTATAATGAGATATTAGTGCCAAATTCCATTTAACAGTGTGGCGCTTGTGCCGATTGCGGGAATAAAATAGGAGATAAAAATGCGAATACGAATAGAAAATTTAAAAGCAAAAATGAGAGGAGTTGAACTTACATTGCACCAAAAAGCTGATGCTTTAACTGAATTTAACAACCTACTTGATTATGTAGAAAAATTAGAACTTAGTAATTCGGCACGAAGCGATAGTTATAACGAGGTTGTTCCTCAAACCGATTTGCTTGCGGAAAAACTTACGAATCAATTATTCGTTATGGATAAACAAAAAATATTAAAAGAAAAGTATAATGAACTAAAGAAAATACTTTCCAAGAATGAAATAGACAAGGATTACAAAGAATTATTATTGTTATACGCAGACATTACCATGCAATCCAATGATTTATCCGGAAGGTTAGCAAAAATATTAATTGAAAAAAATATGCTGTGATAGCAAGCAAACGTTATAACGGCGTGGCAAATAATAAGTGCGCAATAGGTTGCTTGAGAATGAAAGGTTTTACTAACACATATTTGTTTAACATAAAAAATGTCGGTTAGCTGATAAGCATCTTTATTGATTTGCTTGTTATGCTTTTCGGCTGCGGGAGGAGTTAAAATGCGAGACGAAATAACAAAAATTAAAAGAGTAACAGAATCAGACGATTGGTATTCAATCGAGTTAGATAATTCAACTGGTTTCGGACTTGAAAAGAAATACGGATATGTTCCACAAGTAGGCGATGAAATAAAATTATGTGGTGAATTTGGTTCGGAGATCAGGGGCGTTTTTGCCAACGGTAAAGAAATATTTTATAAATCGGATGAACAATTAGAGCAAGAGCGCAAAGAATGGCTTGAGAACCACGAAAAAGAAAAACAGGCAAAATTTAAGGAGCAAAAAGCGGAATTGGATAAAGATTATGAGGCGTTGCCGGTAGAGTTTCAGAAGAGGATTGATAGATTCCGCAAAAATAATCCTCGATTTAGGGTTGATTATGAATCTTATGAAATGTTCTGCTGCAAAGAAGCGGTTAAAATTGCAGAAACATTAAAAACGCCGGAAGCAATAGAGGAATTTAGAACACTTGAATATGAAGAACAAAAGAAGATGGTAGCTTTTAGCGACGGACATAGTGGAAATACCTTTGGTTGCGCTCTTGCGTTGGCGTATTGGTATGTTAAAGAAAAAGATAATGTGGCAAAAATGCACGGTGCACTATCGCCTCTTGTGGGAAGTGAAGCCTACGGAGATATTGAAAGGCAAGCAGCCGAATAAGCATAACGATGTGGCAAATAAAAAGCCGAAACGGATTTTGAAATGAAATCAAACTTAATAAACATATTAAACAATAAAATTAGCCCAAGCTCTACTTGAGGTCTTTTTGATTTGCGAGTTAGTTTGCTTTTGGGCGACGGAGGTTACAATGAAATTATTACAATTTATCACTGGATTAAAATTAGAGGGCGTTTGCAATACTATTGAACGAGAAAAAGTTATTGAGGATGCAATAAGTAGATTGCAGACAGACCCCGAAAATGCTTTCGCAACCGGTTTTATGGGTATAAAAAACTATGCAAGTTTTGGTGATCAACGTTGTGATTGTGAATATGGAACAGGACCGAGACACGGAGAGATTGTATTTAGCATCGGACGTGGGAAAGATTATGATCCCAAAAATGCAAACGAATATATTCGGATACTGCTCATATTTAGGGACGCGGGTTCATTTGAACTGGAGAAAAAGCGTTATAATTTATATAGTGCTTATAAAATGTTAATGGACAACGAAATGACAAATGAAAAAATAAAAGAATGGTTGGAGTTGCAAGCCCAAAAGTCGAACTAACGGTGTGGCAAATAAGGCGTGAACGTAATGGATAGACCTAATGAAATATTGATGGAACATTTAATGAAGCTACATGCATCTCATAACAGAAAAGTTTTTTACAATAATCTAAAAAAAATAGTTAACCAAATAATAGACATAGTTTGCCAAATCTGTAACTAAGTGAATCGCCTTGATTTGCTTGGTTATGTGGTTGGGCGTGGGAGTAGAAAATGCAACAATTAGCGGGAATTAGCCATAATTTATTTTATGACAGCGAAAAGAAACCAATGGTTGAAACTATATTTATGATTCATCAACCAGAGTGGGAAATGATAGACGGTCAGCCGGTAAAGCGACAGAAATTAAAAGAAGTAAGAGTATTCAACAAATTTGAAACTATTAAAAAAATGTTTACTGAATTTGTAGAAGAGACTGAAAAGATGATTGAAGAAGCTAACGCCCAATCCACATAACTACTACTTAACCCGAAACTAAAATAGGGAGGTAAAAACGTGAGAAATGACGGATTTACGCACTATTACGGGAGGCATAAAAAGAGCGTAATACAATCAAGTGTAGTACGAAAACCGGAGAAGTTACAAGTAAGAATTAGCGGTGATCTACAGAGAGAATATCACAGGCACAAGAAATGGTTTGAGGGGAACGAAAGCGAGTTTATTAGGCTTCTAATCTCAAAAGGGATTGAGAAACTAAATGAAGAAGAAATAGAGGACATAGTATGATAGGCAAATACATAAAACAAATCGACAAGATATTCCCGAAGCCTTCCAGACAAAAAACCGAAGTAGAGTTACTCGTTTCGAAGGTTTACGAGGATGCACAGAACGATTTGCGTAATAAAATTTTAAGGCGGGCGAATGTACGGAAATAATTTGATTATGTCAAGGAAAATCCGTATATTTAGGATGCCTATGGATTCAATCTTAAAAAATATTATATTTGTAAACACCCTCGTTACGATGTGGAGAGACATACCCTTTAAGGTTGTTTCCATAGGCACACGTCGTTTCGGGGGTTTTTTGTTTTTGGAGGTGTGAATGGCTAAAGACCCGGCTGTATTATTTTATTACCAAGATTTTTTAGTCGGAACTGATTTTATGACAAATGAAGAGGTCGGTATTTATATAAGAATACTTTGTCATCAGGCTGACAAGGGAAGATTGAATAAAAAACATATGTTAAAGATATGTAATAACCAAAAGATACCCGATGTAATACTTGAAAAACTAAAGATTGATGAAGATGGCAATTATTATAATGAACGAATGGAGTTAGAAAAAGAAAAACGCCGAAAATACACTGAAAGTAGAAGAAAAAACAGAAAAGGTAAAAAACATATGAATAACATATCTAAAACATATGTTAAACATATGGAAAATGAAAATGAAAATAGAAATGAAAATGAAACAGATATTTTAGATAATAAAATACCACCTAAGTTAAAAGATGTAGAAACCTTTTTTGTAGAAAACCAACATTCAAAAGAAGAAGCGCAAAAATTCTTTTATCACTATGAAGCCCAAGATTGGTGGACGGGTGGGACTAACCCTCAGCCAATAACTAAATGGAGACCGGCTGCAAAAAAGTGGATGCTAAATTCAAAGAATTACATAAAACATAACTCGGAAAATGTAATGGAGATAAAATTTGGTTGAGAGATTAGTAATATCGGTAATACTAAATAACCCGAAGTATTTAGGCAAGGCATACGAGTTAATCAAACCACACCATTTTCAAGATAAATTTTGTGGTGATATTTACAAAACATTAATTGACCTCCAAACTGACGATGTCCCTATTGATGTTATTACCGTTTACCAGAAAGGCGGATATGACCCGATAAAAGTAAGTGAACTTGCAACGGAATACATAACTACGGCAAATTTTGAGACTCACGTTAAAGGTGTTTATGAGGCATTCGTAAAAAGAGAATCAAAAAGAATACTTGAAAGCCAATTAAAGAATCTTGAAAACGCTGACCCTTTCGAGTGGTTAAGTGATACGTCTGATAAGCTATTCCAAGTAACTAGAGACTTAGAATTAATCACCCTTGATAAAAACATAACAGACGAAATAGACCCCGAAATTGATAAGGTTATTGAAAGAGCTACAAGACGAGAGGACGGATTAGAAAGTTTTTCATTTCCTTCGCTTCGAGAAATTACTAACGGTGGTTTTATGTTTGGTAACTTAGTAGCAATATCCGGTAGAGAAAAAGATGGTAAGACGGCTTTCGCTTATAGACTTGCTCTTGATCTTGCAATTAAGGGAAATGCAACGGCAATATTTAATTACGAAGTGGGTAAGTCTGAAAGTTACTGGCGATTATTTGGCTACTCTGCTAACGCTGAATATAAAAACTTTCGTAACCCGAAAGAAAACCCCACGAATTTAGAAAACGTAAGACGAGAATTGAAACGCAAATTAGACCCAGTAAAATTATACGTTTACGATAAAAATTATAACGATACGGAACTCATAAACAAAATTAAACTCGTAAAAGAGAAATACGGAATTAAAATAGCAGTTATTGATTACATCGGTTTAATACCCAGCACTCGTAAATATGACACGAGAGAAAAAGAAGTTGCAGCACTATCGAGAACGTTCAAGCAAATGGCGAAAGAATTAGGAATGTTATTTATAGTCATCTCACAAAGAAACCGTCAAGACGACATTGCCGAAAGTTTAGCATTACAGAGAGATTCAGACTTTGCAATGGTGGTTAAAAACCCAACTCAATACGACACATCGGTAATTAAATTCAGAGGCGAAGAACTTCAATTCGCACAAGGTGAATTTTTCGTTTATCTAAGTCATTCAAGGCATTCTGTAAACGGTGGGTACTTCAAAGCAATATACAACGAAGGAAATTTTGTAGAAAAAACTAAAACAAATTATTATCAACATCCAATTTAATAACTGTGGATATTAAAAGGAGAATGAGATGACGAAACAACTTTGGAATTTATATTGGCTAACAAAAGCGTAAACACAACTAAGGAGAACTTATGGCAAGAAAGCAAGAACTTCCCAAGAAACAGATATTAAGCGATTACTTAAAATTATATGCAAGAACAGAATTAACCGAAAAACAAATAAAGGAATACTTGGCGGCAATATATAATTGTGCTCCGGTAACTATCGGATGTTGGATTCCGAAAGCAGAAGAAGTAAGTCTATATTCCTAAATGTTAATATGCGTAAAAGGGTAGTAAATTAGTAAAAAAAAACTTATATTTAGTAAGAGGAAAGAGGTCTATTTGCTGCCTATTAAATATAGGAAAAAGAGAACTGAATTTGAAATCTTATGCGAGGACGTATTTGAATGCGGCTATGACGACCAGACCTTTAGTATTGACGAACCGAGAATCCAATATCAAACAAAAAAATTCAATAGACCGATTAAATCCCTACAGCCGGATAAATCGGTACAACAACAAGCTAAAACTAAGAAATTTAATAATGCTCAAAGAGATGAACAAGATGATAAGTAACGGACAAGTTACTATATCAAGTTTCTTTGAGCCAATAGTACTTAATTAACAAATTCTTTGAAATTTTGACCGGCAGTCCGAAATCTTCCTCTTTTAGTTTTGGGAGAAAGGTGATGTGGATGCGTATATTTCTAAAAAATCCATATAGGTAAAAAATCCCTTAGGGGTTAAAAAATCTATATGGTCATAAAATAAAAACGACTGGGTGAATAGAGGTGGATGCTAAGAGAGGCGGATTAAGTTCCGCCCCTTTTAGTTTTATTCCTCTTTTGGTTTTGGGTTGCGAAAGTAAACGTCCGCTTCAAGCGGTGTAGTTAGTACGCCTGCCGTTCTAACTCTAGCTTTCGTTAATCATTGCTTTAGAAAAGAATCGGCTATTGTCGCACGCTTCTTTTAATTCATTGTTGGAATAGTAAATTTTAGCAAGTTCTTCACTTATTTCATCGCTGTGGCCATTTTCCCAAAGATTATCGAAATTTCTTCCCATTTCTTGAATATCGCCAAACAGAAAAGCTGAAGCTATTGCGATAGCTCGTTTTTTAACACTTGCTTTTTGTATTTGCGAATTTGTGCGTGGTATTTTAGTGTTTAGTATTTCGTTGTTAGTCATTTTTCTTCCTCTTTTAGTTTTATAATTTGATTGTGCTTCTTTTGCTAACTTGTAAAGTCAAAGAATCGCCATCAACCGGATAAAAAACGAATCCTAATTCGTGTAGTCGTTCCCAATTACGTTTAAGTCGGGAGTTCCGAAAAGTTACGAATGTTTGCTTATGTAAATTAGACCAAAAATAATAATTTTTAGATAATAGCATATTACCTCCAAAATTCATAACGGGTTAAAAAATTTACAAGCCTCATAAAACGTTTCTAAGGCATTTTGTCTAAAAGGCTACTACTTACCTATACCTCAAGGTTAAAAATCGCTTAGAGGTACGTTTCTGTTCGTTCTGAAGCAAATTAGAAACCAAGTATGTCTTTAGTTATCTGCAATACTCCATGCTTGTTCCGACATCTTCGCCAAGAGTCATATTCTCCCTTATGGTTTTAGATGTTTTAATAATTTCGTAAAAGTCTTTTTGTTTTGCATAGTCATAAGACCGGCGGAACTCAACATATTTGCCACGATATTTTTTATTTACTTGTTCTTTAGTAAGTTTTTTCACTTTCTCACCTCTTTAATTAAGTTTTTAGTTAAAATCTCCTTCTAATCCAATTTTTTGACCGCATTTTCTAAGGTATTTCTAATAAAATCAATATAGTTATTATCTTCTTCAGACAATACCGGCATAAGATGTTCTTCAAATTCATTAAATTTTTGCAAAACATCTTTGCAAGCGGAATAAAGCTTATTCCTTTGTTTGACTAAACCTCTAATTTGTTTTAAGCTTGCTTGTGTATGTTCTTTTTCTTCTAAGAGTTGAAATCTTGCTCCCATTTTACACCTCGTTTAGTTAGTGAAATAATTTGAACGAGTGCAGGAATCGAACCTGCACAGGCTCCGAGCTCGTTAGTTTAGTTAGTTAAAATCTCTTTTAGTTTTCTTTTTTATTTCGCTTATTTCGTCTCTGATAGAAAGCCCGATGTTTTCGTCAATTTCTTTTCTTATTATGTCAACATCCAAATTAAAATCATATTTTGATAGAAGGGGTTTAAGAGCTTCGAGCACTTTTCTTTGAGACTGCACCGGGTTGGAAAAATGAGCAATTGGCAACGAGCTTTTATGAAAAACTTTGGCGTACTTGAAAGAGCCGATATTATAAAAATCTATAACAACGTTATTAGACGTTAAATATAAGCCCTTTGCAATATGATAAATTTTTACATTATTTTCTTTTCGGAACATTTTAGACCTCCAATTTAATTAAAAACGTACAAAAGGAAACTGTATTGCTATAATCGTAAACTCCCCTGAACAAAGTTCAGCAAGTTTTGAACTAAGCTCGTATAAGTCAAGAGCTTGAATTTTGAAAACAGATTCACCGATTTTAATAATATAGATTCTCATAAAAAGAAACTCATATTTTTCGTCTCCTCAATACCTTCTTTAGAAAGCGGTTTGAATTGAAATTTTATTTCGTCGCCTATTGCAGCAATAAAAATTTTAGGTAATAAGAAGTTATTCTCATAACTATCAAAGTCAACGCAACCGGAATTAATAACTTTCTCAACTCTATTATCAATTAATTTGCTTATTTCTTTTTTTAACTGTTTAGTTTTAGTTCTAAATTGATTTTTTGTCATTACATACCCCTTTTAATTTATTCGTTTTTGCTTTTTTACTCCCATTTCGCACAAAATAAAGCGGCAATTAGCCGCCTTGAATTAAAAATCAGGTGATAAAATACCATAACCACCGAAATCAGTTTCTAAACCAATATTTTGATATTTTTCTCTCATAACACTATCAGATATTTTAAGAGAATAACCACGTGGATCAGAATTAAATTTCAATCCTTCAACATCCGGTAAAAGTTCCTTAACTTTCTTTTCGATGTTATCTGTAAGACGTTCAAACTTATCAGAGTCAATAACTCCATTACAATAGTTCTCTGATAATCTGTGATATCTTAACTCGTGTCGTCTAAGTTGATCTTGTAAACGTGATACTTCTAAAATATCACTAATTCCGGTTAATCTTTGCAAAGCGAATAAATGCTTTAACTGTCTTTCTTTTGATTCTTTTTTCATTCTTTTACCCCTTATGGTTATTAGTTATTAATCAATGTTAGTCCGAGCCGATTGCGTATATCTTTAATCGCCGACATAGTTAAACCCCCAAACGTATCCATCGACAAATATATTGCCCCAAAATTTACGGTCAGCAGTGATGTCCCCCTTGTAATTAATGTTATGTGACATACCGCGCAACTTGTCAAGATGCCGTTTAACTTGATTACGATTTTTTAGGTCGATTAAAACCGTGTACCCGTTTTTGTCTGTGTTGATTTTACCTATGACCATTTTATTCTCCTCTTATAATTAGTTAACAATGATATTTACGTTTGTTAATTTCATTAAATAATTTCTTTATAAATGATTCCTAAAATGATTGGATTATTCATAATAATTTCTGCAACATCGTTTCCGCCATTTGCAACATCTGCTCCGAGTATCAACGCAACATTACCATTATACCCACCAAATTTTTCAAGGGATTTTGCTCTTGTAATATCTATAGCAGAGACACCATCAAGCAATTCATCGAGTTCGTAACCGTCATCCCATACTGACGAGCAGTGATTTAATGATTGACCTATTTTTAATCCATAATCAAATTTTTGAATTCTAATACCGACAAAATTAAACGAGTTAAGGTGTCCTTGTGATTTTTCTGCAATTTCTTTGATCCTATTATATTCCATTTATAGCTCCTTTTTGTGATTGTCTAAATAACTACTACGGTTGAAAATGTTCAACTTCTATGCCAAAATCAAAAAGTGCGAAAACAAACCAAAAACAAACACAGACAAATATACAATTCTCAATACTAAGAACGTCCGGTAATAAAATACAAGCAAAAATAAGCCAAAAATCACCGGAATATTGATAATACAGACCATAAACAAACAATTCCCACAAATAAGAAGCCATATTCCCAAAGTAGAGAATTAAACAAAAGATTCCCAATTACAAGAAACTCATTCTCAAAATTAAGAAATATACGAATTGCCGGTAAATAGAATATTATGCCATACAAAGACGTTAACACAAATTATATAGAAAAAGTAAGTAAGTTACACAAACCGCCAACAGATCAAGAAAGACGGTCATACAGATATCAAAGATTAATAGCTGAAGCAGCAAAAAAGATAGTAACTAAACAAACAAAGATATTAAGCAATAAAGACTATTCCGAAATATCACAAGAAGTTTATAATAAGTCTGATAAGATATCAACAATAAGAGTTAAAAGACAATTGAGCCAAGAAATAACGAAAAGAGACGTAAATGAAGCAATTAGAACAGTATTGCTTCAAAACAAGTTTGATGAGAACAAAATATTAGAATTGATTAAAAAAGCCGAAACGAGCGCAAAATCAACAAAAGACTATTTGGACGTTATCAAAGAGATGAAGGATATATTGATTCCAGCATCTCCAAAGGTAAGTATACAAGAGACAAGATCGCACAATTACTCTGAATACAGAGAAAATAAACCTAGCAAGATAACACAAACTATCAAGGTTGAGACGTCTCAAAAAGATAATAATGATGTACCGGAACAAGACAACGATGTATCAGAATAAGAATGTTGCATTTATGAGTTAAAAACGCACAGTATAAACGCACATAATACCATTTATGTAAACTAATCTCATATTGAGACACAAAGCAAAGGAAAATAAATGACCGAGTATAACGCATGAATTTGATGAGAAATTTCAACCGTTTCGAGGGGTACAGGGACACAACGCACCCACCCGCCACATACATAGAAACCCCCAATAAAATCTATAATCAATTTTCAAACATCACTTTAAGTTCAAAATTATTTCCAGAAAAAAAATGGGGAAAGTGTTTTTACGGTGGTAAAACTCGTGTAATTAAAAGTGCGATAACTCATTAAAAACGAATAAATGAAAAATTTGACAGAAAATAAAAAGTGCGATAATTCGATGAAATCGCAAGAAAGTGACAAATGCCTGTATATAGAAACACTTCTCCCAGATTTAGAGTTGTACGAGTATGTAATTAAACCGGCGATGGAATTTGACGGTACACCGGAGGATTTGGGTTATGAAAAGATAGAGATGTCTTACGGCACGCTATATATAAATACTAAGGTCTTCCCAAAATCTGAACCTGAAATTGGCGAGGTAAGAATGGTAGAGTATAAACCGGAGATGCGTAAATGACCCATTGGCGAAGATTATACGAGGTAAAGAAGTTAAACGACAGATATTTGGAGATGGGGATAATCCCAACGTATCGGACTGGATATTCAGAGGTGGTAAGAATTGAAAAGTAAAGCCTACGAGAAATACAAAGAAGCGAAGGAAATGATACGCAAAGGCTCTGTGATGGTAATCTTAGACGAGGACGTAACATTGGTAAGCACAAAGGTAGTTCGAGCCGGACAGGTACATTGGGACAGATTCATGCAGAATCAAAAAATATTAACTGGGAAACCAAACTAACCCAAAAAGGAGGACTAATGGATTACGAAATTCTTGGAGAAAAGATACTGGTAAAACGAATAGTAAAAACAGAAACAGAAAGTGGTATTATCATTCCACGTATGTCAGACGACCCGATAACGATAGGTGAGATAGTGGGGATAGGCAACGTAATACCGGAAGAAAGCGGTTGTAGGGATTTGAAAGTAGGTGACGTAATAATTTGGATGGCGTATGCCGGTACGGAGTTCGATGTTGACGGAACGACTGTACTTGTGATTAGACCAAATGACGTAGTAGGAAAGAAAAAGGTTAAATCTAAATTGGTGATGTCGTGAGGTTAAAAAAGAAATTCGACAAAGCTTTAAGCACGATAAAAGCAGTTGAAGGACAATATACTGAGAGATGCAAGTCCGGCAGTAAGGACATGAACGATTACTTGGAGATGTCCTATTACTCAGGCTTGCATAACGGGTTTAAATTTGTCTGGTACATAATCGACCACATGGATTCGGTAAACGAGAAAGACTTCGATGAAATGCTGGACAAGGTACTTCACATCAAACCAATGAAGGTGAACTGATGATAATCCAAGAAAAAACATTCAAAGTTCCCGAAGGTGGAGAAATCACGGTAAGTTGCGACCCAGAGGGGAAGTATTTGAAAGTAGAGTTCATAAAAGAAACAAAGAAAAAATATTACAAAATAACAATAACAAACCCACCGGCAGAGACAGGACGTACAAGTGGGTTAATAATGCAAGGATTCTAATTGCAAGCTACTTGCAAGTAAGTAAAAAAATACTTATACTTAGAAAGAGAGAACACGCCAGCCGAAAGCCAGCACTAAATAAGGTGACTGGCTTTTGGATAAAATCGAAATAATAAAAAAAGCAGCAAACGATTTAGATTTCTTTGGGAAACTTACATCCCCGAAGACGTTTTATCTAAAAACCCCAAAATTTCACACCGAAATAGACTCTTTATTAATGGACGAAAGCTTAACTCAGCTTCTATTAGAAGCACCGAGAGGCACAGCTAAATGCCTATCTCCAGAAACCGAAATTTATCTGTCTAACGGTAAAAGAAAAAAAATCAAAGACGTTGAAGTTGGCGAAGAAATAGTATCCGTCAACGAAGACTTGAAATTCCATAACGACATTATAGTCAACAAGTGGAAGACTGAAAGTAAACCAATGTTCAAGGTCTCTACAAGAAGTAGAAAAACTATTGTAGCATCTGCTGAACACAAGGTTTTGACTTTTGACGGTTGGAAGAAGGTGTCTGAACTCACCCAAGAAGATTATATCGCATCTCCCAGAAGATTGCCGAATTATGAATTACCAAAAGAATATACAGATGAAGAAATAAAATTACTCGCATACATAATCGCTGAGGGCGGAACGAGTGATATGGGTGTACGCTTTACAAACTTTGATGACGTGATTACCGATGACTTTAAGAAATGTGTAGATGCGTTGGGGTTTGAAACTAAACAAGTAAAAATACACGGTGAAGATTTACGTGGTCAGTACCGAGTAACAAGCGGAGCTTCTGCTTGGGTGCGAGAGAATGGTTTACAAAAATGCAAAGCAACCCATAAAGTAATACCACAGTGGGTATTCGGACTACCCCAAAAACAAAAGTGGATATTTATAGCTTCAATGTGGGACACTGATGGTTGGTTTACAAAAGATGATGCGGGTATAACATTAGCCAACTTAGAATTGATAACTCAACTCCAACACATTTTATGGATGTTAGGCATCAACTCAGTTGTTCACGAAAGACCAAATGATAAGAGCGGTGCTTGGGCTTTGTATGTAACTAAAGATTGTATGACGGATTTTATAGAGAACATACCACTAATACTAAAAAAAGAAAAAGCAAAAAAGATATTAAATAAAAAACGTTACTCACTAATAGATGTTTACCCTAATAGGGTAAAGAAGTTTTATAAAAATGTTGAAAGAGAATTTAGAGAGAACGGTGTAGCAAGAGTAGATAACCAATACGAGATTACAAAAGATAAATTTGACAGGATGGTATCATATAAGCCCATACCTGGATGGGTAAGGCTAAAAAACGCTGATGTTTACTGGGATAGGGTGGTAACTATTGAGTATGATGGAGTAGGCGAAGCCTATGATGTCCAAGTTCTGAACAACGCTAATCTATTGACAAACGGATTAGTCACTCATAATTCCACAAAGACCATTTCCAAGTCACTCCATCACGCAGTTTACGGCGAGGGAGACAAATTCATCATAATCCAAAGTAAAGCCCGACCCGAAGCAATCAATAGACTAACTAAAATCAAGAACATTCTGGAATATTCACCGGAATTTAGGGATTTATACGGTTATTGTGGTGAAAGCATAGCAGAAGTTTGGCGTGAAGACAAAATTACCACCCGAATAGGTAACAGTAGAGTAACAATTAAAGCACTTGGAACTGGACAGCAGGTACGTGGTGCATTAGAAGATGACACTCGAATTACCTTATACCTACTTGATGACCCCGATTCAGAAGAAAACACCCTCACTAAAGAACAAATGGAAAAGAATTTCGACAAATTCTTAGGTGGGATAGCCGGATTAGACCGTAGAAACGGTAGAGTAATAGTGATAGGCACTCCAATACGTCAAGGATGTATAGTCGATAGATTAAGGAACGCTTCCGGTTGGACATCAGTACGCTATCAATCCTACGACCCACAGACAAAAGAACCACTATGGGCTGAAATGTACCCTTACGAGTGGTTAATGACTAAAAAAGAAGAATTAAAAGATTTAGGACGGATAAGCAAGTTTTATTCGGAATATATGTGCGAGATAGTAGGTGAGGAAGACCAATTATTCAAGGAAGAATATTGGGACGATAGGAGATATACGGGGCATTTAGAGACCAATAAGTTTGACGAAACATTCCTAGTAATCAGTTCTCGCAATGGGATAGAGTGCAAAGAAACCATTCCAGTAAATACATTCATAGGAATTGACCCAGCAAGTTCTACAAAGCAGAGTGCGGATTACTTCGTGGTATTTCCCGTAGCAATGGATTCTAAAAAAGAGATTTACTGCTTACCGTTCTTCAGAGGTAGAGTAACCCCGAATGAAGGTGTAGATCATATTATGCACCAATTAAAAACCGTGAGACCTAAACGTGGTGGTATTGAGACTACGGGTTATCAGGAAATGCTAAGAGAGACCGTCAGAGAAAGAATGATGGTGGAGGACGTTTATTGTCCAGGGTTTGAGAATAAAGACGGATATAAACCACGCACCGAAAAAAGTTTACGATTAGAACAACTACACCCATTCTTTATTCAGAAGAAAGTTTGGATTCCAGAAGAGGGTATGCAAGCATTTATTGACGAGTTATTGATGTACCCACGTGGAAAACACGATGACACAATAGACGGATTCTATTATGCGACTCGTAGGATGTACCCACCAGACCACGAAATTAGAAAAGAAGTTGCTCCGTTGATTAGGAGAGAAAATAAAACAGCTAATAAATACGCTTGGATGATGCCAAATTGAAACCAAAAAATTCAAATAAACACCCCGAAGTTCTAAAGAGTGAAGACTTACTGTTATGGTATAGATCAGGTGATAGAGAGACTTGGGTAACTAATTTCATTAAGGACAGAGAGTTCCGTTTAGGCGAGCAGTTCGACCAAGAAGTTAAGCAAGCCTACGAGAATAAGGGGTTACTAGCGGCGGCTATTAATGAAACCTTACCGGCTACAGACCAGATAATCGCTGATTTGACTACTAATGCACCGAGATTTACTGCAATAGCCACTGAGGATTCAGACGTTAAAGTAGCTTCATACGTGGCGTTTTTATTTGATTGGATTTACTACATAAGTAAAGGTGAGAGTAAAGTAGAGAGATTCGTAAGAGATTTCTGTGAGGGTGGCGTAGGTGCTATAATGGTTTACCCAGATTACGAAGCCGATAATGGTAAAGGTGAGATCAAAATCAAAGACCTTGACCCAATTAAAGTTTACTTAGACCCAACTTGTCAAGACCCCGATGGTTCGGATTCAGCGAATATAATTTACTCTGATATTTTTTCAGAGGAAGTGATTTTATCTAATTGGGATATTGATCTTACTTATGCAGAACAAGAATCCTCTAACGAATACTCACGACAAGGTGCTGATACGCAAGGGCAGGTAATATTTGCAAACAGACCATCGAATACAAAGTATTACAGAATCATAGAAAGATTTACAAAAATTAAAGTACCGAGATACCACGTTTACGACCCCATATCAAATTTTGAAACTACGTTTGAAGAAAAAGAAAAATACAATGAATGGCGTGAGGAAGTAGCAATAATAGTAGTAGAGATGAATGGCGAGAGTTACGTTACTGACGATATTAGAATAAATAAATATTTAGAAATATACAATACATTCGGTGACACTTATCATTTAATGTTCGACCAAAACGGTCAACAACAGATTGTGCCAGGCGTAGAACACGACAGTCCTTACGTAGTTCCCAATTCGACCACACAATTAAAATTAGTAACTAAGGGTGAATTAGTAGATCAAGGTGTAATAGAATTAACTCAGCCGAGAGTAACGAGAATACGCAGAGTATTTTCAATCGGCGGTGTGCTCGTAGTAAATGAAGTATTACCGCTTAGCAATTACCCGATAGTAACTTCGATGTTACACCACAATAGAAATCCTTACGCATCAGGCGATATAAGATTAATCAGACCACTACAGGAACAGCTTAACATTCTGGATTCAAGGATTCAAGCGTATCTAAGAATGATAACTACTCTAAGAGCATTTACTAATAAGGGTGGCGGGTTAAAGAAAAAGCTTGACGAAAAGGGCGACCCGATGGGTATGGAAGTTTACGAAGTGGATATGGAGTCAGCCAATGGCGGAGTGATATTCCCGAATTATCCACAGTTGCCCGCTGGGATAATGGCACAACGTGAGAATATAATCCGGCAGATACAAAGAATTATCGGTGCGTATTCATTCCAAGACGGAGAGGCGACATCAGCACCGAGAACTGCAAGCGGTACTTCTATGGTAGATGAATTTATGAGACGTAGAAGTGCATA